AGACTCCTCCACTTGTCCCATAACTCCGCTAAGAACATCTTTACCATGTAACCACGCGCCGCAGCATCGATACGACCGGGTGGCCAGTATGGATTCATGATGACCTGTTTCTCTGCACTGCTCATCCCTTCCAGTGAATCATTTTTCTCCTTCCATTTTTCAATGGTAATCTTAATGCGGGCGGGGTCTGTTTCAAGTCTATGCTTATACCCCCGGTAAACTTCCACCCACGGTGAGCCCAAACGTATGAACGATGCTGCCAGAATATGCATCTTGGTCTTTACCCATGGATCATAAGTAATGCCCATTTTCTTTTTCATCTTGCCTTTTTTGTCTTTATACTCGCGTTCAACCAAATGTTCCTCGCGCCGTGATCGCCGACGACCATCAAGGGCAACATCCAACCCGGCAAACTTCCAGAACGATGAAACATGGTGTGCTCTGTGCGGGTTGAACCGGCTTATGATAGCTCCACCCATCGCAGGCCCTATACCATGCTGATGTTTCAAATATTCCCGATAAATGGGAATATCTTCCAATAATACTTCAAGCTGCCTGAACTGGGCTGCTTCTTCACGTTCCAAAATTATGAATTGGTTTGTTAGCACCAGCTCACTATAGTCCTCTATCAGTTCATCGCCTATAAACCCTTCCCTAGCCGGTAGGGTACGATTACGGGCGATACCAGAAACTAAGTTCCTATAACTGGCCCGTACTTTGTCCAGAATTTTCTTAGCCTCCTTAGACAGTTCGCCCTCTTTTTCTGGTTCTGCTTTAATATCCTTTTCTTCACCTATGTCTTCATCTTTATGCTTTTTCAGCTTGGCCCTGAAGTTAGCGGCTAGTCTTAGGCCAGCTTGCATCCTTAACTGCTGAATGTCGTAACATCCCCTTACCATGGGTTTGATTTGGTCGAGTGTTGTCATGTAGGCTCCTTGGCGCTAGGCGCGGATGGGTTACTCGCTGGATATGGCTCGCTCAGTCTTTGTGGGTTACTGTTAGTGAATGGCTCGCTTCTTCCTTGTGGATTTCTACACAGACCTGGCTCGCTCTTTCTCTTAGGGTTACTGGGGGTTCGTGGCTCGCTTTTGTGAAGTGCATGGCGATCACGTGCCTTGTGGGCGCGTAAAGCATATTACAACAATGCTTTACAAGAAGCAAATGGGGTATTAATTTTTAGAGATTAACTTCTTTGAAGATTGTCGTAATTCTAATCTGATTTTGCGCAGTTGTTCCTTATTATCTATAATCCCTTGAATTAGCTCTCTTATTTGATCATCTTGGGGGTTATCTGATAAAGCTAGATCTGCGTCTTCATAATGTTTATCTCCATAACTAACACGTTCCATAGCTTCTATACGCGCAAGCCTAGGAAAAAATTTACTATTCATATATAGATCAAAAGTATGGCCAAATGTATTTGATCCTTTACCACGGGCAAGATATTGCAAAGGATTATTACTGCTGGCTTCAATATCTACAGCATTCAAATCTCCTTTATATCTTTGAATAAGTTCCATAATTGTATTTTTAGCACGAAAAACATGTAAATTTAGATGCTTTGGAAAAACTTCATGAATCTTCCACCAAGAATCATCTTCTATAACCAATGCGCGCACTAGATCAAGATTGCTTTGCACCAGAGTAAATAGTTGTATGCAAGAATTTAGTTCATTAGTAATATGTCCATAGCCTGGATTTGGTATAAGTGACCACATACGAGGTTGAAATAGCTTAAAGAACTGTGCTTGGTTCTTTGTAGCAAAGTTTCTTTGTTCTGGTGTTAGACTATGGTGCGACTTGGTATTGAGATCAGGTACAACTTTCAACATACTATTCTCCATTTTGCTGGTTGTGGTATTCCCATCGATCACTTGTGGGCGTGATACGTTTTGCCCACATTTCTGCTCGCTCTGATAAAGACAATAGTGCTTTGATAAGTTGATGCAAAGCAGACATATCATTATCAGATGTAATTTCCTCTTTACTTAGTTCAATTTCATGTATCAATTTAACTAGCCCATCATTTTGGATAAATGTGGCTAATGGGTCTATTAAGACCATAATTTGTCTACCGAAACTGGGTTCTTGTTTTCCTTTCACCTTTTTTTCTAATTCCCTTTTTTCTTCTAATAGTTCATCTACATTTCTTCCTAAAACTGCTGCAAGTTCAGCACGTTCTGTCCCGTAGGCTTTAGCTTCTTCAAGTTCTTTTTTCGTTGTTAGTAATTTCTTTTCATTTTCCTTAAGAGCAGTGTCTAATGCAGCTTTTAGAACTTGTTGGAAGGAAGCTTCTGCCTCGGCTTTAGCTTCAGCCTTAGCTTTTTCAATAATTGCTTGATTATCCACAATAGGTGGGCCATTTGGCCCACCTACATCTCGATCGGGTGCCGCATTTGCGCCAGTTGGTGGCGCATTTGCGCCAGCTACGTCTCGATCAACTGTTTTGTGATGAACACCAAGAACCTTTGCAATCTGCCGGTTGGATAGACCTTGGTCTGCAAGTAGTTTCACTTGCTCTTTACGTGGACCAGCTTTTAACTTATAGAGCCCCGCATTAACGTCACGTTCTATGACGGCTTCTATAGCTGTCTCCATGCTGCGATGTGCATCAAGCAGATCAGCAATAGGTATTGCATTTTGGATTTCTTTGTCAGTAGGCATAATAACTACCTTGAAGTACGAAGTTAACCAGCATATAGCTTTACAGCAAAAATATATTGAAAGCAAGTCTGTTAAAATAAGTCAGCATCATCAGGTATTTCCATATGTCCTTCTATGGTAAATTTAGACAGTAGTTTATATGGTTTTCCTTCTTGTTGTGGCGCTTGTTCCATATGCAAGATAGCAGTCTTCATAGGAATAATCTTTACCCAATTCATGTGAATTATCTTAAAGACAACCCAATTGATTCCTATCAATCTAGCATTTTTAAAATCTTGAATATTGACTGCAACATTAACAGTATTGACTCTATCTGTGATACACATTAAGATACCACCTATAGGAATATCGTCTTTATATAAGACACCAATATCGTGGTGACCTATGCGACAAACCGGTGTGATTCTGGCCATCCTAACCTCTCATAGTTTTATTCGCCAACCTTAAGAACTCATCCTCGTCCCATTCCAACATCAGTTTCTGTGCAAGGTGATGGTCTGGTTGTGGATGGTCATGACTAAGATGGCAACAATAGCTGGCGATTACCTTACCAGCAGGGTCTAGTTCCTCAATATTACCAGAAACGCCAACCTTCGATTTAATACGATAAATCTTACCGGTTCTGCCTCCCTCAATTGTGAACCAGCCATTTTTCTCAACTGTGTCACGTTGTTCTGGCGTAAGGTGTTCCAGTAGGATTTGTTTGGCACGTTCATCAGCAACTTTGCGTTTTGCTTCTGCTTCTTGCCTTTGCCGTCGTCTTTCTTCATACTCCCGGTTATACTTCTCTTCTAGAATAGTGGTTCGTTCACGAATAATAGCAGGCATGGCGATGTTTTCATGCCATGTCGGCCAATAGAGGGTGCTTGGAGTGCAATCAGTAGAAGAGGTAGTGATGATGTTACTGACACACCCAGTTCCATTGTCAAATTGCCAGAGAGGCCAGTTGCAACCGGTTGATGTTGCGGTTTGATTCGCATATGTATGCCAAGCTGGGAAGACGTTACCATTAGCGTCAGTTATCCACATCAACGCCATTTCAGCCCCCCACAAGCTGAGGCATAAGTATCATCTTTTCGGCATCTGGGTCAAACTCAGTCATTCGTGCGCCGCGTGTGCCTGCTCCACCCTTGGGGTCATCAGTAACATGGAAAGCGTGATAGCCTCTTTGACGAGCACTATCAAATGCTGCCTTAGCGATTGCTACCTCTTCTGCGTTGTCGGCATCCCAACCATGGGTAGTGTGACCGGTTTGGTCGAGGATTCTCATTACATGCATGGTCATTTTAGTACTCCCTGGTTTCAGTTATATCACGAGTGGTTTTTCCACATCGTTTACACACGAATAACCAATTCAAGTTTGATTTCTCCGAAAAGGTCATTTCATAGTTATGACCAAATATCCAGCAAAGTAGCCTTCGCATATTTAGGTTCCTGGCTTAATTTGTATTTCATCATAGATGTACACGCCCAGCAGATCGTGTGGTATGATGTGACCTGCTTTGACTTCGTGCCTCACAAACGCTTTAAGTGTCATGTGATGGATACTCTCATTGGTATAGTACTCAACACCATGATTATCCAATAGTTTCATGGTTGCAAGGCGCTTTTCGTGCTCTTGCATTCCAAACTGAATAGTGATAACTGACTTTATTAGGTCACCATGTCCTTGAGACTCAAACCATTGGAAAGCATCCAACCGTTTATCCTGCGGAATAGAAGCACTGTAAACAGTGTTTCTTTCCGCAACGAATGCCGGGTGATTACCGTCGGCTTCCACGGTAAGGCTGGAAAGCTTCGCCTTACGGAAGAGCTCAGGCAACTCATCCCGTTCAATCTTAGTAATGCGGTTTTCTACCTGCTTTACTTGATCTTCAAGATCAGCCTTCAACAGGTGTAAATCACGGAGGGCCTTGGCACCATTGCGAAGAACATTAAGATCCACAACCGGTTGGTTGGACTTAGAGTCGGCCTCTATGGCGGCGAGTAAATCATCATTACTCATTCATCAACGCCTTCTTCAAACCAAGCCACAAACTCTTCTATGTTGGTCTTTTGTTCTTCTGTTGCGTACTCTAAAATTGCATCTCGTTTTTCTTTCCAAGTCCCTGCTGCTCTAATCACAGCTTCTATGGCATCGATCAAAGTTTCAATCTGTTTTTCGTGCATTGTGTCCTCCCTGCTAGCCGTAAAGCATTATAACGCACCGCGCACAGGAGCGCAAGCGGGACAGATTAAAATAGCCACAAAGACAGCGCCACAAGTGAAAGATAAAGTGCACCGCCCTGGAGAGCACCCATCCAACCGGATGTTGCGTAATACCACATAATGCATACGAAAAAGAAAATAACAATAAAGATATCAAGGCGACGCAGTTCATAGTAGCGGTACTGTTTAATCGGCACATTGATTGTATCAATAAATTTATCCCAAGCGCGTACTATGGAGCGAGGAATAGGGATTTGCATCGCTGGCTCCGAATGGGTTACTCGATGTCTTTGGCTCGCTCGGGCTGTTTGGGTTTCTGCGATACGCTGGCTCGCTAGCGCAGTTTGGGTTTCTTGTAGATTTTGGCTCGCTTTTCTTGCGTGGGTTACTATCTGAAGATGGCTCGCTCCCGTGCTCTGGATTTCTGCGTCGGATGTGGCTCGCTAGAACTTCCTGGGTTTCTGCGATACGCTGGCTCGCTAGCGCAGTTTGGGTTTCTTGTAGATTTTGGCTCGTCCATTTAATGTGGATTTCTAGCAGTTTTGTGGCTCGCTCGTATGTTGTGGGTTTCTGGCCCTGTTTGGCTCGCTAAGTCCTGATGGATTTCTTCACACTTATGGCTAAGACTGCTCGTAAGAATTCCCGAGCCTAGCCCGCTGGGAGTAGTTTGCGGCATCATCCCAGCGGGCCTCACTGGTGGGCCGGGTTGTGAAAAACCCACCAGTGGATCACTGACGGAGAATGGAGCTCATCCGTCAGTGGATTAGGTTAGACTGCGCGTCGGCGCTTCCAACCGATACCGAGCAAACCCAACCCGGCTAGGATACCAGGGATACCAGCTCCGACAACAGGACCCGGGACAGGTGCCGAGATATCAACACCACCGTTGAAGCCACCGATACCAACCGAGTTGATGGTATACCGAACCTCAGCGGTAAACGGGTTGGTCAGGAGCGCCACATCGGTCTGAAAGGCAGACCCAGACGGTGTAGTGAACACCCCGGTATCAGCGAGCAGGTTGCCATTGATAAAGGTCTGCTCGTCGGCATTCCACCCGGTTGTCAACCCGCTGACTGAGAATGACGACAGCAGATTTCGCAATGCTCCAGGCCCGGTGAGACCAGAGGCGGTGATATCTATCACTAGCTTGTGATTACCGGTGTTGGTTTGCTGAAGGTTCAGGGTGTTGGTGGTCATAATACCGGGAAATGGCAGCACGGTTTGCGAATCAATGCTGAGTGAGTTCAAGGTAAAGATGCCACCAGGGATAGCGCCGTTAAGATTGACAGTACCGGTGGTATTAGCCGGTGTGGTGAGTTCAAGAGTTCCATCCACGGTAGCAGTGATGACTATAGAGTCAGCGAGTGCTGGCCCCGCGACCAGCAGAAACGCCGTCGTTACCAGAAGCTTCTTCATGTTAAAACTCCATATGGTTTTCCAGTCATAGGTGGCCCACCGAGGGGACTGGAACCCCGGTGGGCCTGGGACACCCCGAAGGGGTATCCCGGAGATCGGTAGGACGTGCGAGCACCCTACCGATCAACGCGGTATGCTACACTACGCTACAAGCTGATTACGACGACGTCGATGCCAGCCCAAGCCCATAAGACTGAAGCACGCGGTAACGATACCGGGAATGCCAGCCCCGACGACGGGACCGGGTACTGCTGCGGTTTGCGCGAAGAAGATAAAGCTGTCTGCTCCGTCGTTTGACGTCATACAGCCCGCGCCGTTGAAGGTGGTCGAGCCAACAGTGCCGCAGCCAAGGATTGCGCTGAGCCCGGCCGTAAAGTTGGACGAACCCGCCATTGCCCGGATGGTGTTGAACTCGGCCCGCTCAGCGGCGTCGAGTTCAAAGTCAAAAACGGCGTTACCGTTTCCCTGTTGCAAGGCCAAAAGCGTGGACGAGAAGTTTAATGGTGTCGCCAAGCTAAAAGAACCTAGCGCAGTTCCGGAAGTGTTCCAGATGGTAAGCCGCATGGCATCGAGCGTGATGCCTGAGCCACCTGTTTGGTTGGAGTTAAACCCGATGCCAACGTTGAACCCGGTATTCCAGCCCAACGATCCGAGAGTGGGGGTACCACCCTTGTCAGCCCCGCTGATGGCCTCATCTTGCAGGACGTTGCCAAAGATGTGGGCGCCGAACTCGATGCCGTTGTTCTGCAGAGTCAGAGCCCGGTTGACGTTACCGAATCCTGACGCGCCGACATCGACAAACGAGCCCAGTATATCGCCTGCTCCAAACAGGACAATATCAGCCTTGACTGGCCCCCCCGCGAGGGCAAGCAAGGCTGTAGTCGCAAATAATAGTTTCTTCATTTGTTGGTATTCCTCTTAGAGGTAAGTAGCCGCAACACCTTTGTACCACACATAAACCCAGATTTAAACATCTAAATGGCTTCCTGTGTAAAGCATTATGTTGCATTCATAAAGCGCGTACTTTACACATATGCACGCGCACCGGCGCGCACGGTGGGAACTATAGCAATGAGATATACGCACTGCCCGCATGAATGCTGCAGTATCTTTGGATCATGCTGCGGGTGTTGTGACAAAACATGGAGTAGTTGCTATGACTGTACGAGAACAACTGGTGATGGCCAAGGCCCTAGCTTACGCGATTCGCGTAATCGAGGGCCTTCCGCTGCGCTGGCAAGAATGGTCGGACAAGGAGGACATGAAAGCATTGCTGTCTCGGATGGGCGTATTTACAGAGATAGCAATACAATCGGCTCAGCACCACATGGACGGAGCGCAAAGCAATGTCAATACACCGGTTGAAGGTGAAGAGGAAAAGGCCCATGACAACGGCGCAGTATAATGATTTATTGGCCGCGTTGGAAACGTGCGTAAAGGAACGCGCGAGCCGGTATGAAGTGGACGCGAGTAAGACGTTGGGGCTCTTAAAGGATGTTAAGTTCAACGCCTGCTTCAATCCAATCTTCAGAGCAGAGAGTGTTGCCGGGTTGGAGGAGTTGCTAGATCAGTTGTATGTGGAGTTGAATGAATGAGCATTCAGCGCCGTAAGCAAATCGTGTTTGGTATCGTGATAATGATAATCGGCAGCTTTATCTTAGGATTTGTTGTCGCATCAACATTAGATCGAATGGCAGTGGTACCATGAGTACACCAAAGATGATATGTCCATGCGGTAGCGGACTGTCGTCAATGTGGCAATACGATGCACGCGGTATTGAACTATGTCGGACATGTGAAAAGTGTCATCAGAAGAAGATGGCCGGGTATAGACCAGACGTGTTGACAGATCCTGACTATTGGACAACAGAAGATATAGAACCAGAGGAGTAAAGAACCCATGTTTAGATATCTTAAATATATATTTTGGCATAGACATGAATATTTACCAACTGGTCGATGGACCGAAGATGGCACAGTGTTAGCTGATTTTGGTGAAATCAGAGGTTTTATGTGGATGCCAGGGCATAAAGAAATGATAGAGCAAGAATGTTCTTGCGGAAATAGACGTTGGATTGATGGAAAACCTGATAGGACTAAAAAAGCTCAAATAGTAACAGCAGAAGGCTTTGCGGTATTTTACCCTGATATACTAGAAACCCAAGATGAAAAGAAAGAGGAGTGAACAGTGAAGACTAAGAAGATACAGCGGATGGTGGAGCTTATTGTGCGGTTAGTGGATGAAAAGGACACACCGTGGCAAGAACGGCATGAGCGGGTGTTGGATGAGTGCAGCGAACGTAACAGGGCCAAGCTAGAAGAGTTTGCGGATTGGTTTCACGTGATGGAGCATAAGACCAAGACTAAAGGGAGCGACAAATGAGTAACCGGGTACCAGCAAAGAAGTATTGGATGGGTGAGGTGATGGACAGGGATGATTTTGGGCAGTTGATAGTGAATATGTTTTACGATGGGAAGACGAAGATGGGGCCTTGGGCGATTATGTCCGAGGCTTCGTGGCGACGTAAGGGGATCGGGCGAACCGGTATTGGATTTGGGCAGAAATATGAAAAACAAGAAGATGGGAAGTGGTTAAAGGTGGAATAGAAGCAATCGCACTTGTGTTCGCTATACGTGCGTGCAATAATGCTTTACAGGGTGCCTATTGGAGGCACCCTGTTACATCAAAGGAGTTAACTATGAAGGACGCACCAGTGTTGGATTTTAACCGGGAGTTTGGTAGATGGTCTCTCCGCTTGCCACGAGCAAGCGGAGAGGCCTCGTATGAAATGCTAATAGATGTAAGCGTGGGTGAACCCCACACCTACCGGTTTATCCGGTGGTCTGAGGGAGAGTGGTGGGAAATTGTATCCGCTGAGCAACATGCTCAACGGATACAAACCATACGTGAAAATGAGGGCGATGCGGTTGCCGATTTGTGGGCGCTGGAGCAGGAGCAAGAGCTGGTTCTGCACGACACCCACCCGGTATTCGCACTGGCGCGCCACTGGGACGCAATGATGCAGCTGGAGTTGTTTCAGCCAGCGGTAACGTACCGGGAATGGAAGGGCAGGCCGATGAGCCCAGAACTGAGTAGCCGGTTGGATGCGTTGCGTGATGAACAAATGAAAAACGATGCGTATGAGTATGCCTTGTGGGAAAATGGCAACGAAAAATGAAAAAATTGCTGGGATGTGTGGCCGCTGTGCTTATAAGCACAGCGGCTGCGGCTGATGCGCCATCGCAACGTGAGGCACCGCGCATTGTGAATCACAACGGATCACTAATGCAAGTGATCGTATTGCCGGGTGATATGGTGGATATCGTGTACATGAATGTACGACCTGCGCTGTGGGGGTATGTGTCCCCTGGACAGGTGTTCATCCACGGCCAATGGAGGGAAGGGATATTGTATGCCACGGCATACAGCGGGAGCCGGTGTGGGATGGTGCCTTATCAGGTCAGTGGTAAGGTGGAGTTGAACGGGGTGTTGGTCTTACGAGGACCTGCGCCGCTGATAGATCCATGGACATGTGGAGTGATCCAGTGGATATGGAGCCCGACAAACTCGACGTTGGTGTTTTATCCCGCCTGAGTGCTACACGGCGAGAGCCTTTGTAGCACATCGGGTGATGTCTCGCCTTGCGCCGATGCTAAAGTGGGCGTAGGCTGTAATGCCACTGTAATCGTTCCTACATCAAACTGACATAAAAGAAAACCCTCTCCCCGTCAAGGGAGAGGGTATGTGTAATCCTCCTTGGTTCGCAAAGCTCACCATGGAGGACACTACCAGTATCTGCCGAGTCCAACCAGCAGCAACGACACAGACACACAGGAGTGAATCTATGGCGTCTACGACTATATATAGCACGCGCCCACCCACGAAGCAAGTTGAAATAGCAACAAAAATGTTAGAGATGTTCAAAAGCTCACCCAGAGGGCACGGGTGGGCTGATCCTGAAAGAACGATTTACGATGAAACTAAGGGGAAGACTAAGTTTATGGAGGGAGCGATTGGGTGGAAACGGGTGGAGGTTAGCGTAGAGAGATGGATGCGCCATCTGCGCGGGGAGGAAATGGTGGGGCTGGGACCGGTGATGGATGATGGACTCGTTTATTGGGGTTGTATAGATGTGGATAAGTATGGTGATTGTACGAGATATGATTTTGATATTGTGGAAATAAGGAATGCCGCGTTGAGGCAATTCCATTACTTGATACCGGTTAGGAGTAAGAGTGGAGGTCTGCACCTTTACATACGGTTTAGGGTTGGAGTAAAAGCTAGCCAATTGATGGAGTGTTTAAAGAGGATATGCTCATATTTGAACTTGGCCGGGAATGAGGTCTTCCCCAAGCAGGCACGTCTAACAGACCCACAGGATGCCCCATCGTGGGTTTTCATGCCCTACGATACCGACGATCACTGCGCGATCACTGAAACGGGGGGTAATCTGTTGGTTGAAGAGTTCGTGGAAATATATGGCGAGGTGTATGCGGATCCAAGTATATTGGAAGATAAGGGATCTTCCAATGCCCAGCCCAATGGTAACGGTAATGGCAGAACGAAGTCAACCGGTAGATGGCTTCTTGATGGTGCAACACCACAAGAAACATTCAAGCATGGCCCCTATTGTCTTAGTATCCTTGCAGAACTAGGCGTTTCCACATACCAGCACAACTTCTTATTCAACTGTGCCACATTCTTTAAAAGAAAATATAGCGAAAACTGGGAAGATGCATTACGATGGGTCAACTATTTTATCCTTAAGCCACCCGGTGATCAACAGAAATTAGAAGAGATGATCAAGGACATGAAGCACCGCACGTATGAATATACGTGCGATCAACCCCCGATTAATGGAAGATGCAACGCACGGATTTGCCGGTTGGAAACATATGGAGTCGGAAATGGTAAAGGTGATTCTAGTAAGATTGATTTTGGTATCACGATACTAAAGACTGTCCCTGCTGTATTCTTTGTAGGGGAAGATCGAATGCAGATGGAGGCTAGAGATTTAAATAGCTTGGACAAATTTAATATTAAACGGATGGAACATCGAATGTCAATGATTCCACCAATGAAGAAACATGAATGGACAGAATTGGTCAATAGAAACTTAGAAGATGCCGTGGTAGTGGAGCCGGGTGAAGTATACCGGGAGGGAGCAGAAGAGTTGCGTTTGTTGGAAAGATTTATTTTGCGTCATGTACCGATGATGGTAAGAGCAAGAGGTGAAGAATATTTATCGGGAAAGTGTGGGGATTTTATTAGATTGAAACATAAGCAAGAGAAAATGTTTTTCAAACTAGATGTTTTGGAGATATGGTGTGAGCGAAACGGGGTGAGTCATGGGGACATCGATAAATTGAGGGCATGGTTGAATAGGAATGCTGTATTTTACAAGGCGAACGAGTTACGGGATTGGTTTAGAAGCAAGTGGAGTATCAGGTATGAGCAGATAGATCCAGGGGCCTTGGATCGGTGTTTAAACCCAGATGCAACTGAAGTATTTGTAGATGATTGTACAGAACAACATCAAAATAAGGATTAGAGGATGTATAATAAGTTGCAAATCCTGGTATACCAGGTTGTGCGTGGATGTACATGGTTTGTACTGGTTTTGTCTGGTTTTCCCAATAAACCGTGTACGGTGTACATCCATGCGTACATGCAGTTCAACCTTGAACGCCTTTATATGCGCACGCATGTATGTGCAGGAAGTACAGAAAGTACATGCGCCTGCTCTCCCCCGCGGCCACACATGTGTGCAGCCGCCCTCGTTTGAAAAGAGGTCGAACCATGTTTTGGTTCCTACTACACTGCAACACCGCCCAACAACACCGGTACACAAAACACATCGCAGAGCACTTCCCGGCGACCGAAATTTACTACCCACAATACGGACGTCTTTCCCGCCCACACGGAATGCGTAGACCGATATCAATCCCCACCCCAGTCTACCCCGGTTATATCTTCGCCAGACCAGATTCAGCAACCCACCCCCGCAGTCTCGTATCCACACACCCACGCGCGTATTACGTTAGATTTGGACCGAATATCGCTCTTGTACCGAATGACATCATAGACAAACTCCGTATAATGGAGTCACTCAACCAGTTGGTTACTGAAAAAACAGCCGCAAATCCATATAAACCCGGCAAACGCGTGATAATCCACACGCCAGTCGCCGATATCCAGGCTATTATTGTCCATTTGATAGGCCACAATCGTGTATTAGTCGATACGAACTTCTGCCAAATCACCGTACCTCTTGCGAAAATTACGGTGCGTTAGCCGCTATTGCGCCTAGATTGCCTCTCCAGAGCCCGCAAACGATGCTCCTGTGCGTTTTTATGGCTTGTGGCTGGCCAAGTAGCGCGCCATATGTTAATGGCATTACCGCCCCACTACAACCAAAAGGACCAAACAGATGACATCACGTCCTAAACCAGGATATCTAATGAAACCGCGAACCTGCCCTGAGTGCAAGAATCAGTTTCTTGCACGCAGATCTTGGCAGAAATTCTGCTCTTCTAAGTGTCAAATGACATCGTACAACCGCGAAAATGACATCGCGGGAAGGCTGCGCCAACAGCGGCCAAAACAGTCCTAAAACCATCATAAATCGGAGGTATTTGTGCAGTGCATATACCTCAGTAGATGAATAGAAAATGTCACCAAAATGGGTATAAAAGCCTAGAAAAACAGAAAACATATTGTACAAACCTGCATGTACGCCGTACGCACATTATGTATTCGACCCCAAAACGAGGACAAACAGAGGGAAACCATGAACCCAGACGATGCAGAAATATTATCCCGGTTAGTATCCTATTATGGTCTTCCAGAGATCGTTAGTACTCTAGGTAGGCTCTGTAGCGATCAAGCATTAAGGTTCGCTCCTTATCATGCTCATGTCGCCAAGAAGTGGATGGAAACGAGCGCAGATCTAGACGATATCAACGTTAAGATTGAACGCCGACAACTGTAAAGATCGACCGGGGTCTAATCAACCCCGGTCATCTCTATCTATTGCGAACGATTCCATCAATGATATGATTCGGCGGATTGACTCGGTCTGTAAAAATAAGATGCAATCTTGCTTTACAAAGTACTTTCAGTAGGGTATACAGAACAGGTGGCAGGCAATAACGCCGAAAGCCACTGTAACCTGAAAGCACACGACAATGACCAAAACAGCAAAGAAGTCGAAGACCGAGCGTTTGAAAGAAATGCAAGACCGCATTACCACGAAAGAGACCGCGACTCAAGCCACCACCCCGGTCAATCCTGCTCCCAAGACAGATGACATGCGTGAAGTCACTACAACCCCAAATCCGGTGGCTGCTCTTGTTGAGGCTGTTGCAGAAGGCACACCGGCTGAAACCACCGATAAGCCCAAGAAGCCGAAGAAGGATCGTAAGTCCACACCATCGGTTGTCAAGTATCTTGCGCAGCCACATTTTAAGCTCGAGCAGGTTATCAAGATCCTGATCCCTGCATCTCAAAACCCTAAGAAGCGCCATTCGCAAATCCGGTATGCGTTGTACGAAGATGGCATGACGGTAGGCGAATACATTGACAAATCGAATAAGGCCGGGAACCCCAAGAGCCTTGCCGCCAACGATGTTCGGTGGGATTACTCCAAGGGCTTCATTAATGTAGAGTGATCGCCCTGACGAGTTGGCCGGGTCCATCCCCCGGTCAGCTCGTCTTTCTCTTATTCTTTTCTACCGAGTCAATCGTACAGAGATAAGATTCTTATGAAAGATTCTACAAAATTTGCACGTCACATTTAAACAACGCGCGTGCGCGCACGTTTAAGGGTCTTCACGTATGAATGACATCAGTAGATCAGAATGACATCAGTTCAAAATGACATCAATTCAAATGACCACATCACACTTGCAATGACCGCTTCCATATGGCATTGTGTTTTTGGGGCTGCACATAAAGGAGTTTACTATGGTACTTGATAATCTTCATCGTATGCGCTGGTACGATTTGTATGCGGCGCTTGGGCTTAATCCTAAGAAGCATCTTCCGGCAGAAGGTCTTGGTGCACGCTTTGTCGGTAATGTCCGGGTATGGGTAGATCCCAAAATTCCAGGCAAGAACCAAGATGCTAAGCGAGTTTGGTGCGAATGTCCTGCGTGCAACAAGGTTCTTACAGCGGGTAAGCTTCATCAACACATGAAGATCCATCGTTGATCGGAGCCGACCTTCGGGTCGGCTCTTTTTCTTTCTCAATCTTTTGGATAGAATCCGCGGATAGCGTCTGCCTTCTTTCCGCCGTCATTCCAATCTCGCATCCCTGTCATGCATGTCTTTCTGCATCCCTGTCATGCTTGTCTTTCTGCATCCCTGTCATGTCCGCATCCCTGTCATGCATCTTCGTGCTAACTCATCTTTGCATATCAGTTATGTCAGCATAACTGCCATGCATTTGCACGTCACATTTAAACAACGCGCGAGCGCGCGCTCGCGTAGCAAATACCGTGCCAACATGTGGTCACTAACCCCTGTGTCTTCCGCATACCAGCCATGCAAATTCTTCTGCATAAAATGCTTTACAACGAGCCCTAATGCCATTAGGTTACATGCATGCCAGCTAGGTGCTGGCGCAACCGCCCCCTAGGGGCACAACCTGAAAGTACCATACCATGTCCAAGTCCACTGCAAAGCTCGCCAAGTCCGTTGCTCCCAAGTCCGTCGCCCCCAAGGCACCCCCGGTCACCCCGGTCACCATCCCGGCAGCACCGCACCAAGCGCCGATGGGTATTGCCACCAAAGGCGGGCACCATATCGCCAACGCTCTGTGTCTCCGAGCGCAACGCACTGGTAACCTGTTCGTGCCTGCTACCACGCTCACCCTACAGGGTGCTAACCCGTGGCGTCCCAATACCCCGGGCCACGTCATGTACACCAAGGTCCTTGCACCCTTGGCGGCGGCCGGTAATGGCACGTTCACTTACGAGGCGTTCTGCACAGCGGCTGTCGCCGCTGGGTTCAAGGCAACCGGTACTTACGGCGCTACGGCGCATCTCATTTGGCTCTACACCTACGGCGTGTATCTGCAAGCCAATGGCTTGTTGTACGGGCAACAGGGCGCCTTGCCCGTGGCCGCTACCCCTGTAGCGGGCACCAATCAGCCCGCTACCACGGCCCTTGCTAGCCCGCCTGTAGCGTAATCAAAATGGTGCAGGGCCATGGCCCTGCACCCCACATCAAGGTCCATACCACAGGGTGCGGTGTTATGCCGCACCCTTTTTCTTACCAGAAAACACAGTCATCCTCTATTTTCGCTCTCAATACCCACCAGACAAGGTGAGACCCCTCTATCCCAGAATGATGAGACGAGATCCAAGGCCCTACCCCCCTACCTCCTTAAACCCAAAATACCACCTTGGACTGTGAGTAAACTCCATCGTTCCCCTTACTCCATCCACCCGCCTTCGCACCACTACATATGGTGCTAAGAACCCTATTACCTCAAAATCTCGCTGCAACTCCTGTGTATCCCACCGGTCACCTCCCGCCTCCATCACCCGCTCCAAATCCTTCTGCGGCTGGCCGCTTTCTATCATCGCTCGTCGCACCGGCTCGGTATCATCCTTCATCTTCTTCATCCTCTATACGTTTTTCGAAGTACTCTATAACCTTAAACCATGCTTCCTCATTTTTCACACCACCACGGCCATTCATTTCTTCAGTCACACACGCAGCGCAGATATTATACCGGCTATTCGCTAATCGTTTTCTCACCGCCTCAGGCATTTTATCCACATAACCCATATATCTCCACCCTATATCTCCACCAATGAAACACCGGCTCTTATTTCTTGCCATTGCAAAATACCCCTTGTCAAACCCGGCAAACTGTGTTATGTCCCTTGTCCCATTGATGGACGCAGAGCCTATGCCACGTCTATCCCTGGAACCTTCCACGCTGGCAGGTCTTCCCGCCCATGTCCTATGCCCAAATTTCCTCCATACACGCCTTTGACGTCAGCTGATGCTGACGTTAAGGGCGTTGTTGAGCACAAATACGATAAATATGGTATTCCGCCCAAAGACTTTTTGAACGAAGTTGTATGGGATCCCCGGCTACCAATGCCCGTCAGGATTGATGCTGCGAAGGCGGTCGCTGTGTACGAACACCCGCGCTTGGCCCAGCAGACCCAGGATGTCAACGCCAACCTTAACATCAGAATCCATGGCGGTCTGCCCGCCCTCCCTGGAACTAACATCATCATGCCCTCAGGTGATACTTCGGTCGACGACTCCCCCAAGGTCATCACCCCGGCTGAACGAGCTAAGGGCAACGGCCATGGTCCCGATTAACCGGTACCACCAGCTTCACGTATTTCCTTAGCAACGTCTTCTAGAATCAGTGGCAGTGCTGTTAATGTTTGAATATCAGCTTGAACAGAAAACCCACTACCCCTATCCCCATCTATTACAATAACGATCACACCTCCTCTGCCTTTTATTTTCGCGCCATCAAACGCAGTGGTACATAGATCATCGTATTTTCCTGGCCCCCAAGGCATCTTCTTACCTCCCTACCAACTCAGGCGGATACGTGATCCCCTTGCCCTTCACCCATTCCATGTTGACGCAGTCACCACCGTCGGTGAGAATCACCCGGTCAATCACGCCCATCTTCACGGCAACCGAGTTTGTGTAGTGCTGGAACGCTTTGACAGCTTCCTCAGCTCCGACGTAGCGCCGCACGTATTCGTAGTTGCCATCTACGAAAAACTGGCAGACCGAGAACTTGTCAGCCAAGGCCCCCTCCCCGTTCAAGCTTGTCCGCGCATGTGTTGCAATAGGCGTATTCACGCTTTATCTTAACACTCCTCCCACACCCGGCACACTTTTTCTGCACGCTCTGCCTCTGCGTTTCGTGATAGAAAGTGACATCCTCTTCGCTCTCTATATCATAGAAGCCATAGTTATCGTCGTAGTATGTTGGTTTTCCCTTGTTCATAGCTTTGCCCTTTCGTTTTGAACCGTATACATCACACCAACTCTTTTCTAGGATAGACGACACCTTTACTGGCGTGCCATTCTAGGGTGATATACCCCTTATATAGCAATGTCACACCGACGGTTTTGCTATCACACATATGGATTCTAAAGGCATCGAGTGCCTCGAATATGCTGATATCTTTGTGTGTGCGGTCGTGATTACGATATATCGTACACACACGTTCGTCTTGTGCTATGTTCATGTTCCTTACTCCTCTGGTGGTGCGGCGATCGGTACCCTTGAACGGTTACTATGACGGCGCGCCTCTAAGGCACACCACCCGGTTGAATCCGCAGGATACCTTTCTGGGAGCAACCGACCTCGCCGCTAGCCGACTGAAAGTACATTCAACCGGGTTAACTGTTTGTAAAGCATTATGCCACAACCGGCTATGGACCGCAACTGTGAATACATTCTCAATAGCGGCACACCTTCTGCCTCATAGCAAACCATCGCTGGATCGGCACGCTGTTGACGTCAGGCGTTATTCCCAACCCGGCTGCGTACTGAGTTAGAAACACCGGCCAATCCTGAGCACTCTTGCTCAAGTTACATCCATCACAAAGCCATTGCATGTTGTGCAAGCTGTCTGTTCCGCCCCGTGCTCTTGGTACAATATGATCCCAATGGGGCGCACCGCCCCTTAGATCCATGTTACAATACGGGTTCGCGCACTTATGACCCTGTAGAGCCATAACCCTGTTTCGCTCTTCACGGGTTGCACGTATGAACGGAAGCACATTGTTTGGCGTTCCTCCCTGACTTTCCTGGACCGGTAATCTCAACCCCGGTTCAGGCCCTTTTCTGCAAACCCAGTGAATACAGCTTGCGATACATATGATAAGCAGCGTTGGGATGTATAACAGTACGCTGATAATAAACGGAATATAGTTGTCTTGCCAGATACCCAGACAAAACAATCCAGCGATAATAGCAAATCCCAACCCGGCTAAGCCCCTATCGTATTCTCCATTGCGCAGCCATTTGATGCTTTTCCACGCAATGTACCCGATACCAAGAGTCACCAACATTGGCGGTATTATTAGGACCCCAGGTCCCATAAGTTTTCTCGACATAGTAATCTCCTTTGGGTTGTGTGTAAAGCATATTGCCATGCCAAGTTGTGGAATGCAACAGTGAATGCCTCATGAACTATCAACCTCTTGCACGTGACATAAAGTCTGGGTACGATATCGAACTCCCAGACCTCCACCCCGGTCAAATTGAGGCGTTTAACCTTAGAGCCCGGTTTCGTGCAATCCGCTGCGGTCGGCGTTGGGGTAAGACCGTCTTCCTTAAAACCGTGGCCTGCGATCTTGCAGCCAAGGGCGCTTCTGTGGGATGGTTTGTCCCAAACTATCGTTACGCATCCGAAGCCTATTCCGAGAATGAGGTCACTCTAGCCCCGGCCATTCAATCGTCTTCTCGCAACCTCGGTCTTCTGCGCACCAACACCGGCGGACGTATCGAACTGTGGACCCTAGAAGATGAAAAAGCAGGACGATCTAGGCATTACCACCTTGTCATTATCGATGAAGCTGCGTTTACGAAACCTAATGCAACGGCTGTTTGGGAAAAGGCCATCCGGCCGACCTTACTCGACTTCCGTGGCGCGGCCATCGTCGCCTCCAACACCAACGGAATCAACGAGGACAATTTCTTCTGGCGCATCTGCAATCTCCCCCAATACGGTTTCACAGAATATCACGCCCCATCCCATAGTAACCCATTCCTACCCGCGGACGAGCTGGCTCGACTTGAAGCGGATAACCACCCGCTCGTATACGCACAAGAGTACTTGGCTGAATTCGTAGATTGGTCTGGTGAAGCCTTCTTTTCGTTAGCAAACTTGCTAACAGATGGGAAGCCTGAACCATTCCCTTCACGCTGCATGTACGTTTTCGCTACGATGGACACTGCCGTCAAAACCGGTAAAGAGAACGACGGAACAGGTGTAGTCTACTGGGCCTATGAGCAACTAGGCGAGGAAAAGTGGCTCAAGATTATTGATTATGAATACCTGCAGATCGAGGGCTCGGTTCTTGAATATTGGTTGCCTGCGGTTTATAGAAATCTCGAAGAGTATTCTGTAAGCTGCAAAGCACGGCTAGGATCGCGTGGTTGCTTTGTTGAGGACAAAGCTTCTGGCAGCATTCTTCTTCAGCAAGCGCGCCGTCGCAATTATCAAGTTCACGAGATGCCGCAGAAGCTGACACAGCTTGGTAAGGCCGAACGTGCTTTGAACGTTTCTGGTTATGTCTATCGTGGCAAAGTCAAGCTACTAGAAACAGCGTTTAATCGCATCATTTCTTTTAAGCAAGTAACCAAGAACCATCTTCTTGGTCAGGTTATGGGCTTTCGTGTAGGTGACGTCGAGGATCGCCATGACGATCTGCTTGACGCTTTTACCTACGGTATAGCGATCAGTCTTGGGAACTGGGAGGGGTGGTAAATCATGCCCACAATCACAGAAGCTGAAGTTGGCACCATCATCGCTACTGATGGCATACTTGCCAGAGTTACGATGATAACCTCACCAACCAGTTATGATGATGACTACTTCAGTTTAACGGATGGTACCAGTGTGCTCTTTAATATACATCTTACAACTTCTCATATTGGCGCTGGGAGTGATTTGTTATCGAATGGGCTTGTCCTATTCAAGGAACTAACTGTTAAGAGCATTCCCAAAGGTGCTACATTCGAGATCGAATATGGAGTACCACCGACGCTTGCGTCACTCAACCCGGCTATGGCGGTGTCTGGTGACCCAGATTTCGTGATGTCGTGTATTGGCACAGGATTCACGGCGGGTTCGGTCATTAGGTTTGGTGATTTTGATGAACCGACGACCTTGGTTTCTGATACCGAGATAACAACCGGTGTGAAACCATCGCTCTTTGCTCCTGCTGTTGTACCGGTGCTCGTTCGTAATGGGCCGATCTATACGGCACCACTTGACTTTACCTTTACGGAGCCTGTGGCACAATGAGCCAACGTCTGCACATAAAGTGGAAACTTGGGCAAGATCATCATCGGCGGATGCAGGAGGCTGCATTTAGCCTAGATTCATTGTCACCTGATACGGTTGTTTCTGGGAGTGATGATCTGACGCTATCTTGCATTGGATCTAGTTTCAATGCAGAGACAATTATCAAGTTTGGTGATTTTGATGAGCCTACGACGTTAGTATCTTCAACTGAAGTTACAACGATCGTTAAACCTTCGCTCTTTGCGCCAGCCGTGGTTCCTGTACAAGTTCACAATGGCCCAGTATACTCGGCTCCATTGTATTTCTCATTCACTGAACCAGTTACCGCGTGAGCGGTAATGGTGGAAGCGGCCATCGGCTGCCCCAGGGGACCCGATGTTGCTAGGGCGGATCGGGTCCCTACTACCATGCGAAATGAAGAAGATCCTCGGTGGAACTCTAGGTGGCCATCACCCCCGGTTATCCTTAAAGGTGAGGAACCGGAGATCATTAATGCTGATGGTCAGAAATTGCTTCGTGTACTAGTAGCTATGAATTTTCTTCATATGAATGATGCCACGCGCGCCATGTTACGTGATAGATATCCTGAAGCCTATGCGCGCTTATTAGAAGCACAATATAATGATGCTGAACAAAAGCTTGTTACTCTGTTAATGCGGGAGTGACATCATGGGCGCAAATATCTGGTTTTGGATAATCTACGTGTTCACATTGATTTTTGGTATCTGGGGAATGAACCCTTGGCGACCTTCTGGTCAACCTTGGGCACCATTTGGTGGCTGGTTGATTTTGTTTATTTTGACAGGCATTCTAGGGATATCAGTTTACGGTTCACCGATTAGGTAATCATGACTTCAATTCCCTATTCTGTTGTTGGAACGACACCCGGTAACGCTCTTCAAGAGCTGCTGGTAGCTCCGGATATCATTCCTGGGGATGTGATTTCATATCAAACATGCAAAGAGATTTACCTCTATCACCCGCTTGGTGCACGTATTACCGAAGGCCCAGTGTCCCTCGCTTTAGCACAAAAACGCAACATCAAGGTTCCTGACAGCCCTGCTGAATTTTGTGTGAGTGCTTTTGAAAATGAGTGGAAAAACATTGGTGGTGATTTTCTTGTTCATAATCTTCTTACTGTCAGTCGCATTTATGGGGTTGCATCTATCGCAGTCTTGGTAGATGGGTTAAAGAGCAATGAGCCGATTGACTATTGGGATCTACCTGATCTTAATCTTAGCTTTAATATATTGGACCCTCTTAATACATCTGGTTCTCTCGTTCTTAACCAAAATCCCAATGCTATGGACTTCATGAAGTATCAACAAATTGCTGTATCTGGTACAGCGTACCACCCTTCTCGCTCTGTGACTGTCACCAATGAAAAGCCCATATACCTTGGCTATACTACTTCTGCTTTTGGCTTTGTCGGTCGTAGTGCTTATCAGCGTGCTTTCTACCCATTAAAGTCATATATTAAGAGCCTTATTGCTGATGATCTTGTTGAGACTAAAGTCGGTGTTCTCGTTGCTAAGATTAAGCAACCCGGCAACTTTGTTGATAATATCATGGCGTGGGCCAATTCTTTTAAGCGTTCCATTGTTAAAGAAGCAGAAACCGGCAACGTAATCAATATCACACCGGAAGAAGAAATTGAATCGCTTAACATGCAAAACCTTGAAGGTCCTCATGTTCTTGCCCGTCGCAATATTCTCGAGAATATCTCCAACGCGGTTGATATGCCCGTAAAGCTCCTCACCCAAGAGTCTTTCGCCGAGGGGTTTGGGGAAGGTTCGGAAGACGCGAAAGCGGTTGCTCGCTATATAGACCGACTCCGGGAGACCATGGACCCGGTATACCGGTTCTTAGATCGTATAGTGATGCACCGGGCTTGGACTCCGGCCTTCTTTAAGTCGCTGCGTAAGAAATACCCGGAAAAATACAGGAGTATGACATACCGGGAAGCTTTTTACGAATGGACGAACTGCTATACGGCTGTGTGGCCTTCATACTTGCGCGAGCCTGATTCCGACCAAGTTAAGGTCGATGACACTAAAATGAAAGCTGCAATCAGTATTTATCAGATTTTGGAAATTGGTTTTGACCCAGAGAACAAGGCGCGGCTCATTCAATGGATTGCTGATGCAGTTACGAATAACAAGCTTCTGTATTCCAGCCCATTAGAATTGGATTATGAGGTGTTGGTTGAACACCTTAAAAAAGAACATGATATGGTGCAGCAATCGCGTGAACAGGCGTTGCAAGCAGGTGGTGAAGGTGGTGATGAGATAGAACCAGCGACACCGAGTCTGCCAAAGGTTAAGATGGCAAGAGCTGATACCGCTGTAGTCAAGTTGATAGAGCATATTAAAAATGCCACAGCGAAGTAAAGTTGTCAGTGCGCTTAGGTTCATTAATAAGAATCCAAAGGTGCCGGAAAAAGGTATCAAGTACATTGGGCGCAAGCTACAAGAAACTGAGGAAGAGCCTGGGCAAACGCAGAAGTATTTAAAATCAGCATATCAGTATTTGCAAAGGCAATCTAAAGGATCACCGATATTAAAGAATATTCGACGCTTGAGTACTGCAATTGGTAAACCTGGAAGATAACCATGTCTCTTGGTTTAATCCTAGTTATCATTATTGTTGTTATTTTGATTGGTGGTAATGGACCATGGATCTCTAGTCCAGGCTATGGTTATGGTCATGGTCTTAATGGTGCTCTTGGGGTGATATTAGTTATCATCTTAATTCTGTATTTACTAGGTAGATTTTAATGGCTCCTATTCCTCCATTACAGGTTTTAGATGGCCCTATTATTCAGGCTGGTGAATCTGTTTCTGATGCGTTAGACACAGGAGTTTTGCATCCTGTTCGTATTACGATGCCAGCAGAATGGGATTCGGCTGTAATTTCTTTTATTGTTTCAACTGATGGTATTAATTATTATGATTTGTACCATAGTAACGGTAGTCCAGTTACAGTGACTGTAGTTCCTGGGGCTACGATGGTTGTTCCAACTGACACTGCTCGTTCTATTCGACATCTTAAAATTCGTTCTGGGAATCCTGGCTCTCCAGTTATACAACAGAAAACTCGTGTATTTAGAATTGTTGTTGTAGAGCCCGGTGCTGATATAACGTCCCCGGAGTAGGTATGGCTCTAATTCCTGGGGTAGCTACGTCTTTAATCTATGGAGTAGCTATGCCTTTAGCCGCTGGCAAGTCCAAAGAAACTGTTAGTAAGAATATATCTGAATTGCGACATTCTGGACGTCCGCAAGAACAAGCTGTAGCAATAGCTATGAAGACTGCTGGCAAGTCTAAAAGCGACGATAATCAAAAAATGGGGTTTACGAGCGAAGGGGCCAAGAAGATATCAGAGATGTGCGACGCCCTTAGTGCTCGTATGGATGCCTTTGAAAAGCGCAAGGCGCAGAGTCAACCGGTAGATGTTAAGCCTAGGACCAAAGATGGGATGCAACCGAGCAACCCGCACCCTAAGGAACCTGGTGGTTAATGACCGTTGCGGCAGGTATTCTATTCAGGGCACAATCTGGCCGCATCTTGTTGTGCCGTCGTGTTGATGGATTGGGGTGGTGTATCCCTGGTGGTGGTCAAAAGGAAGGTGAGTCTTTAGAAAACTGTGCGGTAAGAGAATGCGTAGAAGAAACTGGTTACAACCCCGGCCACGTAGGAAAGTTGCTTTGTCGAAGAATTAAAGACGGTGTGGATTATACGACTTATCTGCATAATTGTCCAGATGAATTTGTACCTAAATTGAACCATGAGCATGATTCTCATGTTTGGCTGCACCCTGAACATGCAGAAACAACACAGATACATCCTGGTCTTCGTATTGCCTTGCGCAAGCTACACGGTATGAATGAACTGGAAATAGCTGAGGCCATACGGGATCAAGAACTTACTTCACCACAGTTTGTTGAACATGTATGTTTACTTGATATGCGTATTAGTGGAACTGGTTTCAGCTATCGCCCTAAGCTTGATGAGTGGGTATTTCGACGTGAAAGTATTTATCTTACACCTGAGTTTTTACGGCGTTGTAATGGGCTCCCTATTATCTGGCAGCATCCAGGTTCACAGATTCTTAATTCTGATGAATTCTCTAAGCGGGTTGTAGGGACGATGTTTGTGCCGTATATCAAAGGTGATGATGTTTGGGGAATAGCTAAGATTTATGATGCTGCTGCTGCTCATGCCATCTTATCAGAAGATATGTCAACATCACCTAGTGTGGTGTTTCGTGATCCTAAAGTTAATTATAACATTGAAATGGGTGATGGTAGTACTCTGCTGGTTGAAGGTAATCCCAGCTTTGTAGATCATCTGGCTATTTGTGAAAAGGGTGTTTGGGATAAGAGCGGCCCTGCCAGCGGTATTCGCGTTGACTCCGAAACGTCAACCGGTGAAGCGCGTGAAATGGCGGTTACTGCAAAGCTAGATCAGCTTCCTGAGCCCAGTGCTGCACTTGTTGGAACAGGTGTAGAACCTACAGAAAATATGCCGACCATCCCACCCGGCATTAATGACTTGGCGGTGGGGCTGAGTGCATTAGCGTCTAGGCTCGATAAGTTTGTATCGAGACGAGATCTAATGGTGCGTTAAAATTGTCGCTGCTAACTAAGAGGAGTTGATCATGCCAGCAGCTAATGTCAGCAGCGATAATCTCATCGCTGACGCCATCGCGAAGATGGATGCGATTGTCAAGCGCATGGATGCGCTTGAGACTGGTGAGGGGTCTAAGAACCCTGTCACCAAGGGAGATGACGACGATGATAAGAAGTCGAAACGCGACGATGCAAAGTCGAAGGCCGACGACGATGACGATGACGATGATAAGAAGGCCGATACAACGGCCGTCAAGAATAAAATCCTCGACGATGCGGCGGGAAGTAAGAAAAAGTCAGATGCTTCTGAAGTACCTCCGCCGCCTTTGAAGAAAGACTCTAAGAAGGCCGATGCTAAAAAGTCCGACGATGGCGAGCTTGAAATCAAGCACGAGCCTGAGAAAAAGGGTGATAGTAAGAAGACTGACGCAGCCAAGAAGGCTGATGATGACGATGATGACGATGACGATGATGATAAAAAAGACGATGCATTGACTATGAAGACTCGGTCATTGCATAAGGATGATGATGACGATGATAAGAAGGATGATGCTGTGGCCAAGGCAGACGATATCGGCGACTTGAAGCAGCAACTGCTCAGTCAGGCCGCAATTATTGCCAAGTTGCAGTCAATGATGAAGCCTCGGTCCGATGATGAGCACGCAGCGTTTGCTGATGCTCAGGCTAAAGCCGATGCTGTTTTCCAGGGCTTTGGGAAACACGCTCCTCGGCCCTTGGAGGGTGAAGATGTAATGGATTATCGCAAGCGGTTGGCAAAGGACCTAAAGATCCATTCGCCAAGGTGGAGCAAGACTAAGTTTTCTCGGATGGACGATGAAACTTTCGGCCAGATCGAAGAACAGGTCTATGCAGACGCGACGACTGCTGCTGCCAACCCGGTAGATCTGGAGGCAGGTGAACTACGTATGGTTACTAAGGTTGATCCTGCGACCGGTATGCGTTCTAACGTCTTCTATGGCAAAGAATCGTTTGTCAAGCAGATGGGTCGTCCGGGTCGCAGAGTAGCTGCCTTTCGTACCTTGTCTTCGGTCTAATCGCGCTAGTCTGCGCCTGAAAAGAGGGACTCCCAATGGCTGTCGCTAACATCCAATTCAACCCGTACATTCAGACCACTGCGGCTGGAATGTTCACCATCGAGTCAGATGGTTTCATTGTGGGGACGGCAATGCCGGATCCTTCAGCTCGCTTCGCACTTTCGGGTGGCACTCTAGCCGCAGCGGAAACTATTCCGATGTTTGGTGGTGTTGCCATCTCGGAAAATATTCCGTATGAACCTAGTGCGACACCTCGCCCGGTTGTTCCGCTGGGTGGCATCATCGCGCGCGCAACGACATATGCGAACCTTACCGGGTTCAGTGTATTCGATCAAAACTTTGCGGCGGTGAATACACCTCAATCACCGGTTCCTACAGTTGGGAATGGTGGTTTGGTGAATTTCTATCGCCTTGGTTCTGGTATCCGTGTAGCGTTGCAAATTGATCCTACACTGATAACGCTGGAAGGCGGTCTTATCAACGCACAAGTTTCATGGGACTTTACTAACAATAAAATCATCGCTTTTTCTACTACTGCTTTGGCGGTGAAAATCCTTGCTATCAAGGCAACAGGGTGTATGGTTCCATCTTACTCGGCTGGAACTGGGTTGACAACTTGGGCGTACAATGGAGCAGCGGCACTCTGCTTGCTGTAATCTATCACAAGGCCGGGGCCTCCCTGGGCCTAATATAGGAGAATAACCATGGTTGCGATTTCCCCGGCATTTGTGCAGGTTCATCCATCTTATATGATGCCTGATACACTGATGCCATATTCTCAGGCGTCTGGTGCATTTGACTTGCTTGCTTCTGGTGCACCTATGGTCAGGCTATCGGAAGGTGACCTGTATGCCTACATCAAGCGCGTTGATATTCGCACCAGAATGGCGGCTGGTCAGTCCGCGTACAATCAGTTGCCGGGTGTTGCCTTCTCACTATCTCAAATCAGTGCCCCGACTTATCTACTGCGGGTACGGGCAGAATACGATCATCACGACACTGCTGCTATGTCTCGATGGGGTCTATCCATTGTAGATGCTCACCGGCTTGGGATGCGGCAGGCAACGTTCCAGCTTATGCGGAATGCGCTGCTATACGGGTTCAACCCGGTTAATGGCGAGGGCTTGCTGAATGCGGCTGGATCCACAGCTATCACACTACCGGCAGATAGTGCAGGTAACTCAACGGTGGTGACCTATGATAACGGACAAATGGCATTCTTCCTCATTTCTGTGGTGAGTGCCATTAAGAGCCGAACCAATCAGCTTGGCATTGGGCGTAAGTTCGTATTCGTTGGGCCACAGCGTACCCTCGGCGCCATGGAGTACCAGAATATTGTCCAACTCACTAGCTATCAGCGTAAGGGTGGTGGTGTTGCATCCACGGCAGGTCTTGTCAAGGATGTGCTTGAAATGAATGATGATGAGATCATCTGGGCTTATGATGATACTCTGATCGGCAAGGGTGTCGGTGGCGGTAACAATGATGCGGTCATCGTTGTTATGCCTGAGGTTGAGCAGCCCAAGGGCTCGAAGATCAATACCAATGAGTTTGCAAAGCTGACCCCGTCCATGGAAGCATGTACGCTTCAGCTTTGCGATATGGCGGCACCAAAGGAAATCCCGGTCCCGCTGGCTGGTGGTGCTATCGACGTGTTGGCTGAGCTTCGGTGTACTTCAGGTTGGGGAGTTCGTCCTGAAGCTATCACCGTAGTAACTATGCTGTATCAGTAAGTTTCTTTTCTCTACAAAGGAAATCGTTCGTATACTCAACAAGGAGAAGAATATGGCTTACTATGCAAAGAGTGATACTCCGATTTCTACAGTACCGGGTGATCTTGTAATTTGGGGACCGGGCGATCCACGTCCGACACTTCCTATTGCAGGATGGAACCCTGGCTCTGGTACGTGGCCGCAGCAACCTCCATCAGAACCACCTCCTGGTACTTGGGGCGGTAGCGGTGAACGCTTTCCTACGGTTCCAATTGCTGAACCGCCGTGGGGATGGGGCAATCCACCACCGAAGCCTAGTGTTCCGGATGTGCCGGGGTGGCAGATAAAGTATGGTTGGACAGCAACGACTGGATGGTTTGTATTTGCTCTTCCAACTGGTCCGGTTCCAACACCATCGAAGAAATAACTTTGTTTCACGGGAGACTGTGCACTAGCACGAACTAACGTGCTTCAAACTGTAGGGGCGACTGCAAGCGTCCGGTGCAACCTTTTTGGAGGAAGTAATGCCTGAGCTTTATATTGGTAATTTCTCTAAGCAAATTCATCAATTTGCTTATCGTGCCTTAGAACGTAATGGTGTGATTTATCAAACAATTCCGATTGGTGGTCAAATTCGAATTGCACCCAATGGTTCTAAAACTGATTTATCAACACAAGAAATTGATTATGTTATTGATCAATATCGGCATTATGGTATAATACCGATTGATGAAATATCAAAGATTGATGCATTCAGTAGTCTTTGTTATTCGATTGGTAAGCCAATTTCTGCTGAAAAGCTAGGTAGGTTGATGCGTAAGAAAGAAGAAGCTTTAATCGCACAAGGTAAAACAATTCAACAAGAAGCGGCGCTTGCTGTGAATTCACAGATCGAAGAGCAAATTGGTGCACCATTGCGTCAGTTGGAAATGAGTGTGACTGAGGATGAACCTCGGGCTGGATTTGCTGAAGATACAATTCATGTAGCTGAAGGTGTTCGTGTTACTAGGTCAGAACCACTTGAACAGAGTCGTCGCAGTAGACACTGATGCCCAACGTAGTTTTACATTCAGCGCAAGTAACTGTGACTGGACCAGACTATCCAGTGGGTGGTCCAACTTATGCTGGATTTGTGGTGTGGGTGTCTGAAATTATGGGTGTGCCACCTGAAGCTATGCCTAATGATTTTACACTTCAAATGGCATATGATACAGCTTTAAATCTAGCATATATTGGATTAGCAACTATTCCTAGCCAACCAACATCACCATCTATTTATGCGATTGCTGTCTATAATCTTGGTGGGGCGTTCTTAGTTGAGTTTGCGCAAGATGTACCACCGAGTACATATTGGACTGACTTACGAAATAAGCTAGGTATTTATTCAGCTTCGTTTGGGATTATTACTTCTGCTCATGATCAAGGGACATCTGATAGTTTATATATTCCTGAAACAATAAAAAATATGACATTATTAGATCTTCAGTTAATGAAATCCCCATGGGGCCGTATGTATCTTATGCTTGCTGGTGAATGGGGTTCACTCTGGGGTATTACAATATGAAAATAAATTTTGGGTTTGAATCTATTACATATCCTGTTCGAACAGTAACCTCATTGTCAGGAGTAGGTATTATTTCTGCATTACCAATGAAGAAGCAACTGGTTAAGAAATCTTCTAAGGTCGCAACGCTGCCTTCTAAAACGGCACCATCTGTAACGATTAAAGCGGTTTCTAAAAATGAACATGGGTTTTCTTCTGAAATGGAACGCCAATATCGTGAGTGGCGGCGTGGTGGTGCGGCTGGTCCTTCTCATGCCAGGACTCTTTGGGCAGAGCAGTTTGAAAAACGGCTAAAGAAAGATTTAACTGGAAAATAAAAGATGAGCATCACAACAGTTGCTATAGCTAAGATATTAGAAGAAAAATATCATATTGTTGAAAATTTTTATATAATGGAAGAAGACTATATAAGTGATTTAATAGAAGAAGCTTTTGGTGAAGAAATTGAAAAAGTAATGATGATGAAACGACTTACTAAAAAAAGTAGAGGGTTTTCAGATAAAACTACTGATAAAATAGTGAAAAGATTTCAGCGAAATTTGGCAAGAAGAGCTTATGATGGATTTATTACTGGGGTTCCAACTAAAGCTTCAATAAAAGATTCTCGCCCTAGTTTTATTGATACTGGGTTATACTCACAGTCTTTTCGTACATGGGTAGAAGATTAAATGGCCTCAGTAACTGATGCCTTAAACTCTAAACCTCCGTTAGGCGCTACGCTTGAAGCTGGTGTACGACAGTTATCAGCTAATCAACAGTTATCATTTTCTCTATATCGTAAATACATCTTTCCTCTCGATGGTATGAATTATTGGATAAGAGTGCCGTCTAGTCCAAACCCGGTTACAACTCCTGGTATCTTACCAATGCCGGGATTAGCCACGCAGACGGTCCAAGATGGTGAAGCAATACAAGTTTCCCCTGGTGGGCCTCTTGCACATTTTATCGTTGGTGGTACTATCTATAATCCTCTTAGTGCTAATGATCAAGGGCTTAGCAACGTCGAGTCTCTTTTTGTGGACTTTACTGGTCCAGCTTATTCTTATTCTACTGCCACCACACGTGAATTAAAGCCTGGAAGTAATATAGATATCCCGGCTAACTGTACTCCTGGTGCATGGGTTTGTGCTGCGAGTGGAAAACACAAATTCGTATGTATGTTGCAGCGAACTACTCCTTCTGTTACTTTGCCTACAGATGTAGATGTAGTTGGTTCATTTCACTATGCAACAACTACTAATCAAGAGGAAGATTCAACATTTGATGTTAATGAGGTTGTTTTTACATCGTTATCAGAAATTCAACAGTTTAATCAAATAGGGCCAGATTTTTTATACCTCTGTCATTATGATGATTTAATATTTGCTTTTGATTCTAGGGCTTGGTTATATGAACAGGCCGATCTTTACCATTATCGTGGTAGGGCGTTGAAAAGTAAGAATGTAACACAGATTGTTGAGGATCCTACTAATTTTCATCCTACACTTTCAGTTTCTAATTCTCTCCCTATTTGGTTGTATATGCAGATCTATGTGCCACCGTATCCGGGATTTACATGTCCGTTTGTTTTATATCCATCTTTTCTAGTTGATGATAACTTACCGCCTCCGTTTGGATCTGTGCATATTGAAGATACCAGCGTACTTCAAATGAATGCATATTTAGGACCAAGGCTCCAATCTAGTCAACTATGTCGGGAAACAGTAAAGATTCACTTGTTTGGTGTGAATAATGAAAAAGCAATTGATTTTATGAATTTTGTGACACAATATTCTCGTGACTGGAATTATATTGGGCTTGCAGAAAGCCCAGCTATAAATGATGAAAAGGATGTACAACCGGAAATGAAGATTATCAGTAAACGGAAATACATAGAATTTGATATTAATTATTGTCAGTCAGTTAGCCGTGACATGGCTCGTCAGTTAATAGAACATGCTAAAGTTCAGTTCTATAACCCACGTTGGTTTATAGACGCAACTTAGGGGTTTATCATGCCACAGACAACAATGCTTCCAATTTTTCGGGCTGAATACCCAATTCTGGCCAAGGCCCAGAAACCGGGAGGCGTGACTGTACTTTCGACTGTAACGTCTAATGACGTGCCAAATAAGCCAACATATGCGGCTGGTACAGTTTCTGGTTCGATTTATGCGACCGGCACGATTACACTAAATGACAATACTATGACAACGCAGAATATTGTTGTCAATGGTACGACAGTGGCATTTGGCACGAATGTGACAGTCGGTGGTTCTGCTGCTGCGACTACGACTAATCTTTTGACTTATTTGCAAGGTTCAATAGACCCTAATATTTCTTTAATGACGTATTCAGCACAATCGGCAACTGTGATTCTTTGTACGTCGAAAGTTGCTGGTGCTGTAGGAAATACTTACACACTATCTAATGGGACTTCTACTACGCATGTTACGATGTCTGGAACAACCTTGGGCGGTGGGTTCTTGCCCGGTGGTCTTATGGTAGAAGAAGCTTCTGCAGAAGCAGCTCCTCCTGAAGAAATAGTTGAAGAAGCATCTGTGGATGAACCAGAGGGGTCTCCTCGGTCTCGCAGAAGGCGCTAAGCCGTGCTTAGTTTCTTATAAAGGAACGTGAACCATGCCTATTCAAACGCAGTTTAGCACGGACCCCAATGCGATTGTAACGGTTCACGTTTCAATCATTGAGGCACCTACCCCGATTAATTATCAGAGGACCGGTGCATTTGTGTCCTTTGGTGCGACTACGATGACTTCTGGTGACACTGAGTTATTGACGCAGCTTTCTGATCTAAATCAATGGCTTCAACCACCCATGGCCATTACATCTGCAGTCTGGGCAGCGGGAGTAGTGACTGTTACGACAACTGCCAATCTTCCTGGTCCGCCAACGATTGGTGATACTTTTCATTTAGAAATCACTGGGTTTACCCCAACTGGATACAATGGCTATTTTACATGTACAGTGACAGGAGTAAAGACATTCACATATCCGTTGGTGTCTAGCCCTGGAACCACATCTGTTATGGGAACGGCCACATTGCAAAATGCTAATGAGCTTTCGCAAATGGCCACGACGTATTTTGGTCAAGGTAATATGATAGGCCCATGGATTTTGGAACTAGGTTATCAAAGTTCCATCAATAATAAAGTCACTGCTTTACAGACTTGGCTGAATAACAATCCAAAGACGATTTATGGGTTCTTGATGCCGCGTGAATTTGGTTCAGACCCATTAGCAATTCCGGCATGGCCTGGACTCCCTACACCGGCTCCAGCACCTACGGCATGGATGAATCTATTGAAACAGTATCAAGCTCCAGAAAAGATGGAATATTTCTGGATTACGGTTTTGCCGACAACTATGTTGACATTGGGGCCGACTTATAAGAATGTAATTCAAATGGTTGAGGCGCCTACATTGTATGATCCTGCTGGGGCAAATCTTCTTGATTCTAGTGGTGAATTTACACTTGCGGCAATGTTCTATAATGCGATAGCTTTTCGGCCATCTAATACAAATCGTGTTGCTCCTATGGCATTCAAGTATGTCTATGGTGTGACACAATATCCGCAGAAGAACAATGGCCCATTGCTCGTGAGCTTTAAGGCAGCAAATACGAATTATATCTCAACTGGTGCTGAAGGTGGTATCAGTTTTACTATGGTTTATGAGGGAGTTACGTTGGATGGACATGATTATTTCAACTGGTGGTATACAATAGATTGGGTTCAAATTGAAATCAATTTGAACCTGAGTAATGCTATTATCAACGGATCTAATAACCCGCTAGCTCCGCTTTACTATAACCAGGATGGTATCAATTATCTGCAGACTGTTCTTTATGACACCATGGTAAGTGCCAGCACTTTCGGCATGGTCTTGGGCCATATTAAGATGACAGTGTATGATGGGCCAAATCTTACTAATGCTATCAATGGTGGTGAATTTGCTGGTGAATGTGATGTTAACGCTGTTCCGTTCTTGAACTATACGCTGGCGAATCCAGGTGACTATAAAATCGGGGAGTATGACGGGCTTTCAACTTTATTTATCCCTGCCCGTGGGTTCATACACATTCTTGTGAATGTGGTCGCAACAGACCTAGTCTCACTCTAGGAGGTTATATCATGGCATTCGCATTCACACCTCCTGGGGTCCTAAACCGGCTCCGGGCGTCGGTAGTATTTGCCAATTTTCCTGAACTTAATGTTACATCTAATTTCCTCACAACTGAAGGAATTAGATTGGCATTAGAGGGAAATGCTACAGATCTACTACCGGCCATGGTGAGCTTGGTTAGCAGCCCGGCCCCATATATGGCAGCTTCGATAACAATGTCCATTGTTCGAAGTTCTGCATTGGCGAATTTATTTAAGCTTCAATTTGAAAATACAACGCTGATGGGGGTTGCAACAATCTGGCCTGATACAGATGTAATTCCTGTATTTAGTATCAACAACGTCGCTCTTGAAAGTATTCGAGAGATGGCGTTTGCAGGAATGGAAGCTGCAATGGTGGTGACGGCTCGAGGTTACTACAACGTGAACACGGGGTTCTTTAGCTAATAGGAGCGTACATGGCGACCATTAAGTTAAACCGGAAACTTAATCTGGTTGTGAAAATAGAAAATACAGATGTTGGTGACATTTATATTCATTCTACACCTATAGGTCGTGAAGTATTTGAAGCTAACTTTCTTGTGATTTCTCGCACGTTTACAGCAATCTACACTAATGGATTAGGACCAGTGACAGGGCCGCGCGTTGCGGCTCTTTTGCTAAAACAAGAAGCACAAGCTCTTGGTATATGGGAACGTACCCAGCAATCTCTTATGGCTGAAATTTACCGGCTCACAAATATTGTTGCGCCAGGAAGTGAAACTGGTTGGGAACCTATGCCATGGGATGTAGCGAAAAAGCGTGAATTTATCGATGCAGAAATTGCAGCACAAGTGGAGAACTGCATCATATATTTTACTTGTGCCTCGTCGATTCACCTGAAAGCCGAATTGACAGTGGCGCTGGAAGGCTTGAGCACACTCTGGGGCGCGCAAACTACCTTATCGAGTATTACGGAATACATGAATTTATTGCAGACATCGATGCGGGAAGAGACTATTGGAGAGAATCAGCCAATGGCAGTGAATCAGTAATTCAGTCTTGTTTGTCATGGGTAATGGATGAAGGGTTTAGCAGCTTCTTCGATCAATTTGAATTATCATGGCCTCATAGTACCCGGCTTCAATGGCAGCAACGATATATGATAGCGATGTGGAAAGCGTGATATGGCAGTAATGAGAGTTGCCATACCGCCGCAGTTTGCGACGTCCGTGAATAACTTCGCGGCACAGATGAATAATCTTCTGGCTGCGACTACACAACTCAATGCGCAGATGGCCGCTGCACAACGACCAGCTACACCAACAGTTTTTCCAACATTTCGACAAACCTTTACTCATAATCTTACTAGTCGTTTCCAACAAATGAATCAATTGTTTGTTCGATTTGAAAGAACAATACGTTATTCGGTAGATCGTATGTTGTGGACATTTGGCCCACATGTTCGTTCATTTGTTCGTACAGTTAGACCGATTGCGAACTTATTAAATGTTACTGGATTTTTAAGATCGATTAGACCAGTTATGACTTTTGGTAGATATATTGCGTTAGGGTCTGCTGCTGGTTATGCGGGAATGGCGATAACCGGTGCGGGTTCTGCAATTGCTTTGATTATTGGTACTCTGAAATGGTTAGCGTCAACTTTTTATGATGCATTCTATAAGGATCTTTTGCAGGCTAGAGCTATAGGTGCCAGTGTAGGCGGACTACGTGCATTTCGTATTGGATTTAATGAATTACCAGAAGATCCTATGTTTTTGGAATCTATATTTAGGATACATAATGATTTTGCGAGTAATCAAGCTGCTATATTTCAATTATTCAAAGTTAAGAAATCTGCCGATATGGCAGAAACTATGGTTAATCTTCTTGTGGCATTGCAGCAACATATGCTGACTAATACTACTTCTGGGTTACAACTCCCACCCGGTAGTCCACTACTTAAACTTGCGAGCCCTCAGTTTCTTTTATCATTGCGGCAAATGTCTCCAGAACGACTACAGTTATTGGTACGTCGCTTTTATGCTACTCGTCCTGGTTTACAAGCTACCCCTGAATCAATGGAGGCGTGGTTAGAAGTTAGTCGTAAGTGGGGAGCGCTAACGGATGGTGCAGCAAATCAATTTATCAATATTCTTACTGAACTTAATGTAGTTTGGGTATTGACAGAAACTGCTAGAATATTGACAAAAGCCACAGATAAGATTACTGAGGGATTAGTAGGAAAGCCTAAGCCTTTAGATCCTACAGATTGGTCGTCTTGGATAACGGCTGATACTACTCTTACAATTAAAAAGACGATTAAATCTGTAAAACTAAAACTTACTGAACTAAATCTTGAGTTAAAGAAATTGATAACATATCTTGGGAAACAAATTGATCGATTAAAAAATTATTTAAGAAATGCCAACATTTCTATAGTTACTTCTGCAAAAGCAGAGGGGTTACCTTTCAGTCCTGGGCCAAGATTTCGACCTGGAGTAGGACCTGGGCAACGTGATAGTAGAGATACCAGATATACTCGTCCTACTGGCCCTACGTTTAGACCAGGAATAAGACCTAGTGGTCCTTCGTTTAGACCAGGGGTAGGTCCTAGGAGTACGGTACCAAGTGGTCCTAGTGAACCTAGTAGACCGACTGGTCCTACGTTTCGTCCTGGTAAAACTCCAGGAACTCGACAAGCACCCGGTCAACCCGGTGAACCTTTACCTTTAGAACCTACGCCTTCTGCAAGACCGGGGCGCGGTGCTCGTGAAGCTGCACCAACTGAGTATGACTTTGCAGCAACTCAAGAAGCAACAGGATTACCTCGTGGTGTTATTGATGCTGTGCGTAGTCAGATACAACAACAGGAGTCGAGTTTTCAATACAGTATGAATAATCAACGTGGTAAAATGCGTTATTCGTATCATGAAAACTTTGGTGCTTACCAATATAATGAGGAAGATGTTGCTAATGCTGCGAGGTATTTTGGTGAACAACCACCAACTCGCCAGCAATTATTAGCGAGTCCCAAGCTACAAGAAAAGTATATGGAGGGTTATTGGCTTTCTCGTATGAAATCAACAGGTTTAGATAAAGATCCTGTTTTTATGGATTTGCGTAATCGCGCTAAGAATGGCGATAAAGCTGCGCAAGATCGTATGGCACGTATGCTGATATCTCAGCAAACGTCTCATGGTCGTGAAGCGGTGCGTGGATTACCATGGGCTGGTGACCCAACTCAGAATTATACATACTGGTTGCGTGGATTTAATGAAAGATTAGCAAAAGCTAGACGTGATGGCACCCCTACTGCTCCTGGTGGAGGACCTGTTTGGCCAGGGGATCCAGTTCCAACTGCTCCTGTAACTTCTGCTGTACCCAGAGGACCTGCAGAACAAAGAAGTTCTGGTGGTTTAGTTTCTCCAATTCCTGGAGTAGATAATTTTGGAATTGGATCATCTAATGTTTATGGTGCTTCTAGAAGTGGAGGTGGTCGTGCTCACTCAGGCAACGATCTCCATGCTCCTAATGGAAGCCCAGTTGTTTCAATGAATGGTGGAACTGTTCTTTATACTGGTTACGATCCAGGAGGTTATGATCATTACATCGTTATTAAAGGAGATGATAACGTTGTCCGAAGATATGCTGCACATGCCGCCGTTGAACAGCTTGCACCAGGATCTAGAGTTCAACAAGGTCAACGAATTGGTACTGTGGGCCTAGGACATGTTCATTATGAAGAAATTCCAGAAACAATTAACGGAAGACCCAATCCTGTTTATCAAGAGTTTATAGCAGGTGGTCATCCATCTACGTCACATCAGCGTGGTACTGTTGATCCTTCTGGTCCCGCAGGTACTCTTCGTCGAATAGGAAGAGATTTTCAACCCCCGGCAACTCCTGGTGTCCCAGGTACCCCCGGTTCTACTGCTATTCCAGGTCAACCTCCAGTGTGGCCTGGAGATCCGGTGCCTACACATATTCGTAATCAATTAGGTGTTTCACCAAACCAATTGGATCGTCCTTATCATACGCAAGGTGATGTTACAATCGATGGGCAAACATTTCAATGGGCGTCTGGTGGTGGGCAACGTGGCAGTATTCCATACGGTACATTTCCATTACATATTGGTGAAGGTGATATTGGGCCAGTTGGTCAACGCATTGGATCTGTTGCTACTGTTGGTGCACCCGGTGGTGTAATTCCTGATCCTAAATTTCCTGGTAATCCTCGTGTGGGGATACAGATACATCCCTGGAGCGCACGAAGTCTTGATGAACTGTATACGGCTGGTTGTTTTGGTATTCCTTCTGCACAATGGCCCGCATTTAGAGCCGCTCTATTAGCGAAAGCGAAAACTGGTTCATTGGTTTTGTCTATTCAGCCAAATGGCCGTGCTTCTATTATGACAAAAAATGAATTTGATATTCAAAACAACCCGCCTGCATCATCTAATGTAGGACCTTCTACTGCTCCTGCATCAAGCCCGTGGCCAGAAAATGCACCAGTTCAAACACCTGGGACTAAACCTTCTGCTACTACAAAGCCATGGCCTGGAGAACAGGGAGAATCAGATCATAGCGGTGATAGTGATGAGGCGGAGGATCATAAAATTAAAGTAAAGAACCATGGTTCACCAAATGGTGTACAAGAAGAAGATCATCATGGTGGTGGGTCTTTAAACAAAGGAGCAACAATAGATAATCGTTCTGACCATGATGTTAACATAGAACCTGATTCTAGTGTTATTGTTCCTGAGGAACATTCTCGCCCAGACATAATAAGGCGACCTGGGGCAGCTAGAATTCCACGTAATCAAAAGACCATCGAGGCTAAACCAGCCCCATTAAGAGATGATGCAACACCAGAGGAAAGACAAAAGGCTGCTGTTCATGCTATTGGACAAACTGAAACTGGGTTTAGTCAAAAGGAAGCTTATAGAGAAGAATATAATAGCCCTGTACCGATTAAATTGCCGAGCGGTAAAATCATAGCAGCTAATGCGAATGTTAAAAAGGAAGGTGAACGTGCAGCCGATTATGGTTACTATCAGATGAATCAAAATGATGTTGAAGAGGGTATTAAGTTGGGAATGGACCCAAATACAGCTAAGCATCTTAATGGTGGTGGTAAAGGTGGAGCATCAACATTGGAAGAGCAAACTGGGGCAGTGACAGAATATACGAAATTAAAATATTCATCTTTGTTTAGTAAGGTAGGTGCTGGTAATTTTGAAGCATTTCGAGTTAGTGCTAAACAGGGAGGTGCTGGTACTAAATGGTTCGGACTTACTCGTGATAGAGGTGAGCCGGCTAGAAAGGCGTATGGTGCAGAATTGAAACGGTTGAAATCTCAGAGGGAAGATATGCATTATATTTCTCCTGAGCAGCAACCACCGGCTGAGCAATATGCTGAAGAATCAGTAGAATAAATGCGATATTACCGTATAACGATTGATGGTGGAAGTGGTTTGTATGGGCCTTGGGATTCATTTCCTAATGGTCAGAATGATCCTAATGCCCAGCAAATAGAAATGATGTTAGAGTTATGGTCAACAAGAGATGCCCCGTCTAATAATTCTACTTTAGAAATTCATGGTGTTTCGTGGGAACAGATCAAAAACTGTAATCAGTTAATTGATAAGCAAATCACTATAGAAGGTGGTATGAGTAAAATCGGGTTACCATTATCGGTATATCAATCTCGCCATCAAGGACTATTACTTCGTGGAACTATTCAACAATGCTATGGCAATTGGGTTGGAACCAATATGTCCATAGGATTTGTTATTGCTGCTGCGCATAGTAAAGATAGTGGTGGAGGTGGAGGTGGAGGAGGTGGTGGTGACAGTGGAGGTGGTGGTGACAGTGGAGGTGGTGCTGGTGCTCAATCGTTAACTCGTACTGGTGCGCGGTCTATTGATCGGATGCGATATGCTAGATCGAGAACTTCGTTTGCAGCATTGAGACCAACGGTAACTGGAATGGAAGCTGGTGGAGGTGGGCTTGGTGGAAGTGGAGGTGGGGGTGGATTTGCTAATTTTATAGGTGGAACTATATCTAATTTTATTGGCGGCGGCACTCCTGGCATCACCAACCCGCTTAATCTAATTCACAATTTGTTGCCAAATATGCCATTGTCTGGTGCTATTCAGCAAACTCTTTCTAAAGCACTTTCTGGTGTACCTTTGCGAATAGCTATTCATCCATCGCTGAAATTAGCTTATCAAGATGCTGGTATGTATCAGAATATGACTCAGTATATAGGTTATCTAAATAAATTAAGTCAGTCGATACTTGGTGCAACACAAGGTGATAAGAACTATTTAGGTGTTGCTGCAAGTTCTAAGGGTTTGTCTTTAGATATTTGGGATGGAACAAAAGCATTTGGAACTACAGATGTAACTGCTGGTGATCTTATTGGTCAGCCAACGTGGGTAGGTCGTTATCTTGTACAAGTTAAAGTCGTAATGCGGAATGATATAGACATTAATACAGATGTCACACTACCGGCAACGATATATAATGTTGGACCAGAAGGTAATTTACCTTTCGCAACCAGTGCTCAAATAAGCAATATTACGATACCAACAACAATTCGGGTACAGCATGTTCGTCATATTGGTGATTTTCGTAATCCTGATGGCAATAGCTGGTGTACGATTATTGAAGGTAATCCAGTTGGTGGTTTGATTTCTTTAACACCAGAACTTGTAGCTGAACAACTGAAACAAAACCCGGTCCCTAATCTTCCTTTATAGCACATGGCCCGACAACCCACACTAACAGTTCAAGTTAATGCTTCACAGTTTGCTGCATTTCAGCAGAATGTGACAGCTTTGTCGAATACGATGACACAATTGTTGACGCAATTTCAAGGTGTCCAAAATGTCGTTAATCAAACATCACAACAAATTCAAACACTAACGACCGCTGTTCAAGGTGTGCAGAATGCTACTAGAACAGCTTTAGGAACCATTAATCAAATCACAACTCATTTTGGCAGATGGTTCACACTCATATATGGTATCGGTGCAATGCTAGGCACTGGTGCTGGGATGCATGGAATCAATAAGTTAACAGAAGCTGTTGTTCAGCAACGTCGACAGCAATCACTATTAGGAGGCGATCAGGGAGCTAATCAGGCTGCGATTCGTGCTGGTGGTGTTGTAGATCCTAATTCAAGAACTGCTCTAACAAATATTGCATTAGGAAAAGCTGGTGTAATTCCTCAATTGAGAGGATTACAAGGTGTTCTTCAAGGAGATTATGACCCAAAAGATAAAGTTGAAAGAATGTATGAAAAATTTATGGAGCATTTAGTTAAAATAGGAGAGACATCTGCAAACCCGATGCAGGAGGCTTTGGCAAGAGGTGCAGGAAATATTATTGGTGAGGATGTTATCGCACGAGTGACCGGTGAAGGTGGTCGTGGAGAGTGGAATAAGATGCAGGATTTGATGAAAAACAAACCTGCTGAAATGACAAAGACGGCCCAGGATGCTTGGACTGATTTAGGTCAAGCGTGGAAGAACTTTTCTGATAATTTCATTAATAGAATGGCGGAAGCATTAGTGCCTCTTGCTAAAGGATTGACTTGGGTAGCAGAAAAGATGACGTTCTTGACTAATTTGTCAACAAATAAAGATGCGAATAAATGGGCAGATGAGTTTTTAGAAAGAAATAAAGCTTGGTTATCAGAACATCTTTTCAAACCACTTGATGAAATGGAAAAACCACTTGAAACATTAAAAGGATGGTTTGTTGAATTAGGTACTAAAGTTGGTGATTTGGTTTCACAAATAGGTGCACTCTTAAATAGTTGGTTTTGGAAATTTGTACAGAGTTTTACGGGTGGTGGTGGAGATACTGGTAATAGTAAAACTCCAGGTGGGAGTCAAGATTTCAGTGCTGGTGACACTCCTCCGATACCCCCTAATATGACTTCACCTTCTTCGACACCTTCTATATTACCCGGTGGAAAGACACCATTGACACCGGGGGTGTCGCCAGGAAGCTTGCCTGTTCCTGCTCCATTTCCAGGTAAGGTAATGCCTGGGATACCATTAATTCCGTCTACATCTGGAGCTTCTGGTGCATCTGGAGCTTCTGGTGCATCTGGAGCTTCTGGTGCATCTGCCATTCCTACTATTCCTTGGGGAACTGGTGGTGCTCGTACGTTTAACATGCCAACACCTTGGGATCCACCCATATTGAATACACCGGGTAGAGCTGGAGACGCATTTCAGAATTATGATATACAAGGTATGCGAGGTGGGTCAAGTAGTATAGATGCCAGTTCCAAATTTGCTGGTGCTGCTCAAAAATCTAATCCCGGTGGTGGTAATATGATGGCAATGTTATCTTCTAACCAGACAAATGTAGGTGGCAGGGGTCGAAGAGGTGGGGGTGCTTTAGATTCAAACAATTGGCAGAGTTCACGAACGGCTTCGCTACGGATAGATAATATTGCTGGAGCGAATATACACACATCAGCAAATGCGATGTCATCCTAATGCCTACAGCAAATACCCCGGTTCAATTATCTTATCAAGTTTGCCCTATAATTATGACTGGTGGTGCCGCCAGTCAGATTCCTGGTGGTGCGTTGCCATTACTCAGTTTATTTCATGTGACAGGATCAGCGTTACTTTTGCCATATGATATAGATGATTTAGATAATGCGTTTGGTGCATTCAATGTGTTGCCGGGTGGAACACTGGTTTCCCAGACTATAGGAAAGTATCCATTTGCAAATCAATATGTTGCTGCAAACGCCACGATACGTGAACCTCTAACTGTATCGGTAATAATGGATACACCGATGCGAAAACCGAATGCATGGGAAATTAAGAACACGGTAATGACAGCTTTGAAAGCAACATTGGATGCTCACAATGTTCAAGGTGGGACGTACACAGTTGTAACTCCATCTTATGTATACCAAAACATGATCTTAACATCATTGACAGATAATTCACGCGGCAATAACTCCATACCGCAAAATGCGTGGCGATTTGATTTTGAAAGACCGTTAGTGGCACTTGCTGAATTAGCGGGTGTTCAGAATTTATTGATGCAGAAATTGACAAACAAAGTATTTAGTGATGGAACTGTAACTGGTACTCAAGTTGGTACACTTGTTGGGAATATAGCAACAGGAGCTAATCCACAAACTATGGGAGCTATATCTGGAGGAAATGCGTTCCCATCTCTAGGAGCACCAACATCTACATTTATGAATTTTCCAGCAGCTACTCCTATATCAGGATTTCCATTTACTGGGATGTCGTAATGACGACTGTAGTTCCATTTATTCCTTCTAATATAAACCCATATGAATTTGCTGCTACATTAGATGGAAATGACTATAAGATAATTGTTACATGGAATGTATCTGCACAGCGGTTCTATATTAATGTTAATGATTCTAATGGTGCTTGGATAACAACAGTTCCACTCATTACAACACCACCGGCTAGGCGACTTGCTTCAGTGGTATTTAATCCATTTCAACTCGTGTTAGAAGTTACGATGGTAGATCCAACTACTTGGCCAATTCCATTACCACCTGATGCACTGGCTACTGCTCCTGGCACAATCGTTGATTACACACTAGAAGGATTTACCCCGACTACCTACAATGGACTCTATCGCGGTATGCACATCAATCCAATTAAGTTTACAGTTCCAATGTCTACTGATCCTGGTCCAGTTAATATTATGGGATTTCTCAGTCGTCGATTAAATATGGTGGCTGGTGTGTTCAAAACATCTACACTGGTATATCGAAATGGTGCCTTTGAGGTTGATCCATAATGGGTAAATATGATTCACATAAACATCACTTTCAAGCGCGCCTTAACCAGTGGCAGCGAAACCAGAGTAATAATCATCGTGAACAACAAACGAAAGCGATGCCTGTTCATGTAGTTGAAGTGGCAAAGGACTTTATCAAGGTAGCGTTTGAAACTGCAAATGGAATATTTACACCACCGATCGTTAAAATACCGAAGGGTCATTCTCAATATTCACGTGAGCCTACACAAGTTGGTGATAAAGGCCATGCGGCTCCTGGTGATTATTACCAAGGTGGTGCAACTGGTGATGCTGGTGGTAATACGAATTTTTATCCTCGTAGTAATTTAACATCTTTGGTATTCCATGGTCTTAGTCAAGTAGCTAATCCTTCTCGTATTGTCGATCAGTTGACCCATATGGCTGGTCCTGCTGGGTGGATCGTTAATGCTTTTGTTAAGCAAGCTCAACAACAGAAACAGGGTCAACAAGGTCAACAAGGAACTAGTGGACAACAACAATCAGTTATTCCACGTAATATTCAACATGCACAAGGTCAACGTGCCGCTGCTATGAACGTGCAACGTAGGATAATGGCTAAGGCTCGTGGTGTATCAGTTCAGAGTTTATTGACACCAACAGTGTTGGATACTGCCAATGCTGGGGGTAGTCAGTCTGGGCAAGATCAATCACAACAGCAACAACAAGATAACGATAAAACGAACTTTAGTTTTGATAAAGATGCATTGGCTACTGTGCAATCAAAAGATACAGATCATAACATTACTGTAGATTCAAAAGGAAAAAAGATAACACTTAATGTTCCTGTTGGTGAAAAGGTTTATGTTGGTGGAGACGGTAAGAAGGGACAGTATGCTAGGATTATGACTGAAAAAGGGCCAAGTAAAAACTCATTAGCACGGATCGGATAATGCGTACATATGGCCGAACGCAAGACGTGCTGACAGGAAAGAAAACTTGGTGGCAAGTTAATACTGATGTTAATGGCTTCAATGATTCTGTTTATCTTACCGCGCTTGCACAAGTACTCAAATTAAATTTAGGTGAATCTCCATTCTTCGCTAATTACGGCATACCTGCACATCAATCTGTTGTAACACAAGTATTCCCTAATTATTATATGGCTCGTACTCAACAACAGTTTGCAGGTTTCTTCGCATCATTAATCTTAACCATATTGCCTGATGCTATAGATGACGACGGAAGACCTGCTCCTTCTTATAATATCTCTGTTCTTACTAATTATGGTTCTAGGATTGGTGTTCAGACCCGACCTGGCTATCCTCGTTTTCAACCTATTTAGGGTATCATGGCTGTACTCCCATTAGTTATGACTTCTCAAGGCTTGCAACCGGTATCACCGGCAGACTTGCGGTCGCAGTTAATTTCGCTTGTTGCTGGCACAAACCCAGACTATACAGCGAATCTACCGGGTTCTCTTATCGAAGATATCTCTAGTACCGATGTTTATGCTCTTGTAGAAAGTGATAGTTTCCTCGTCGATCTAGTGAACTCTGTAACACCGTTTGGTGCGAATGCATTTCTGCTTAATCAGCTTGGTATTTTGTATGGAGTTGATACACAACCGATCACTAATACTTCTGTCTATGTTCAGTTTACTGGGCCACCCGGATATGTCATAGCACAGGGATTTACGGTTTCTGATGGTACATATCAATACGTATGTCAGCATGGTGGTATCATTGGTGAAGATGGTAATTCGCTCCCAATGTATGCACTTGCAACAGATTCAGGTGCGTGGCCAGTTCAGGCAAATATAGTTGTTCAATTAGCAACATCAGTTCCTTCTAATATCATTCTTACGGTAACAAATCCAGTTTCTGGTATTCCATCTACATCTGGTGAGCCTATCAGCGTATTTCGTGAACGATGCTTCACGGCTGGGCTTGCGGCTAGTACAGGGATGGCGCGGTATCTAAAGACGCTAGTTGGGAATGTACCGGGTGTCCAACAGCGTCTAATTTCAGTACAACAAGAAGGTGATCAGTTTGTTATAATCGTGGGTGGGGGTGATTCATATCAAGTTGCATCTGCTATCTGGCAAGCTGATTTTTATACACCGGGATTATCTGGCGCTACGATAAAAATCGCGGGGGTGTCCAACACCAACCCGGTTGTTATCACTACTGCTAATAATCATAATCTACAAACTGGTGATTTAGAGATTATTGCTGATGTAGTCGGTATGCCGTTTCTTAACAATCAAGTTCTTCCTATTACGGTGCTTGATGCACAAAGATTTAGTGTTCCATTAGATGCAACCATATGGGGACGATATCAATATGGTGGGACAGTAGCTCCAAATCCTATCAACTTATATGTCACCATAACAGATTACCCAGATTCATTTTTAATACCATATGTTAATCCACCGCAAGAGTTAGTAGATATCACGGTAACTTGGATAACAATCTCACCTAATTTTGTTTCACCTGTAGCTATGGCACAAGCGGCTGTTCCAGCTATTGTGGATTATATTAATTCACTGCCAGCAGGCACATCGCCTATTAATTTCAATGTGTTGAATCAAGTATTTCTTCAAGCTGTGGCGGGTGTGCTACAACCAGAGTATATCGTTAATTTGTTATTTCAAGTATCTATTGGTGGTGTGGGTACGTCTCCTGCTCCTGGAACAAATGTAATTTTTGGTGATCCATTCAGTTATTTCTATACTGAAAATGGCCGTGTGACGGTGATAGAAGGATGACATATAAATTCTTATCACCAGGGTTAACTTCGACTGTGTTGACCGGTGGTATATCCATCCAAGTAGCCAATACCAATATGGGAGTGAATGGTGGGTTGATAATCAACCCACTGGATGCAGTAGACCAAAATATTCATATAGCAGAATCGTTGTTTATTAGTCTTATTTCAGATGCTCATTTACAGAATAATTATGATAACGTAGAACTAATGCCGGGAGAATCGTTTATTGTCCCTGCACAATCAAATGTTTGGGTCAATGCTGTTACTTCTGGTCACAAGTTTACTGCCATATTTTCTTCACCATATGAGATTACATACCCTCCGTCATTAGTCCCCGGTCAACCGGGTAGTGGACAAAGTGCTCTTGGTGGCACAGGTGAGTTTCCTCCGGCAGGTGTGACGGGATTAACTACAGTTATTTCATCATACCTATACCAAGAGTATTCTGATGATGATGATCTTCAGGGCTTTGTGCAAGCTCAGAATACAATGCAACAGGATTATGTTGATACATTCAATGCATTAAATTTACCGATATACACTGGTCCTATTGTTCAAAAGGCATTGCTTGATTGGGTGGGACAAGGTGTATATGGAATGGCGCGGCCATCTATTGGCACGGGTCTTCCACTCCAAATAGGACCACTCAATACATGGGCGCTAAATTGGCGACCGTATGATACACCACCGGTTGTGGAAGTATCTGCGGTTAATATGTTGGAGCAGGTATCGGTTGGTGATGTAGTTTTAACAAATGATGATCTTTATCGCCGTATTCTGACATGGCACTTTTATCATGGTGACGGTAATTATTTTAGTACAAGATGGTTAAAGCGTCGTATATGGCGGTTTCTGTTTTGTCCTGATGGCAGAATACGCAATTGGTGGCCTGAAGATGCGTATGGCGATTGGGGCGCTAATGATTTAGGGCAAATTAATGAAGACCAAGATGATTGGAGTATTGCTAATACCGAACAGATTAGTATCTCTATAGGTGTCAACCGCAATATCACTATTCGCTTTGTTTTAGGGAAGCGAACAGTGACAGGCGGTGAAATGATTAATACATTTGGGTGTAATGGATTTGGGCCATTTCTTGGTACAAATGCACCAAATCATAATGTTATTGCATTGAATGAATTAAGATCAACATATGTATCGTACAAACCATTACCGATGATGGCTGAGTTTAAAGAAGCTGTGGATATAGGTGCGTTAGAACTACCCTATCAGTTTAACTACACCGTTCATATCGGTTAGGACATAACATGGCGATACTTTGGAGTAATAATGCTTCTTCTACAATCGCAGGGAGCATAGCTCCATCTACAACTTCTGTTGCACTTGCGGCCGGTACGGGGGTTAAATTTCCATCACCAACTGGTGGTGACTATTTTTGTGCCACATTCTATGATCAGGCAACCAAGACTATAAATGAAATTGTACATGTCACTGCGCGTGTGGGTGACACTTGTACGATTGTTCGTGCCCAAGAGGGTACAACGGCACAGTCTTGGAGTGCTTCGGATATTTTTGCTAATCTGGTAACCGCTGGCACTCTGGCTGCTTTTGTTCAAGCTGGTGTTGGTCCTGCTAATACATCACTTGTTTATGTCGGTACAGATGTTTCTACAACACCGGGGCTTATTGTATGTCCTACTATCCCAGTTCCTGCATCTTATGCAGTGGGGATGTTATTCAATATTAAAGTTAAGAATACAAACCCTGGTCCAGTTCAACTTCAACTAAATGGTATTGCTGCTGTTCCTGCTGTGCGGACAGATGGCAGTCCAATGGTTGGTGGCAATCTTATTTCTAGCCAAGAAATGACTTTTATCTATAATGGTGTTAACTTCAATGCGTTAATTCCTCCAATTCCACAAACACCTCCACAGACCACATTCTATGTTAGAACAGATGGTAATGACAATAACTCTGGGTTTGCTAATACCACAACAGATGCTTTCCGCACTATTTCTGGTGCGATGGCTGTGATAAAACAACGATATATTTCACAAAATACGATTACATTACGTGTGGCTGATGGTTTATATGTAGATGGGTTTGCTGAAAGTGAGGCTTATATTGCTGCGTGGAATATTGTAGGAAATTCAGCAAATCCGGGTAATGTGGTAATAGATGCTTCTCCAACGAGTTCAGGATCGTATATTTCACCTTATTCTTCTGTCGGTCGTAGTTGTTATACGGCAGGGCAGGGAAATATAACAGTAAATGGATTTACTTTTAAATCATACTATGAACAAGCAGTATCTGATGGAGGAATATTAAATGTCTTTAATTGTAATTTCACTGCTCCTACATCAGGTGCTTGTCCACCAATTGCTTCTTATCATGGTTGGATTGGGATTTACGGTAATTGTCAGTATAGTGGTGCAACAAATTCACCAGCTATTTTTCAATGTTCATTATCAGGATTTATGGAATTAGGATATCATGATAATTTAGAGACTGTTAATCTTGTATTTAATATTGCGGGTACTCCAATAATCACAGGTGCGACAGCAATTGCTAGCGGGGCAGGTGCTATTGGGGTTTGGGAACCGGCAGTTGTATTTACAGGTGGTGTTCCTAATTGTCTACAATACTCATGTTCAGCGGGGGGTGGTATTAGCTTTTTAACGGGTGTCACTACAATCTTCCCCGGTACACAACCCGGTATTGTTCAGTCTCCAGGATGGACAGCTTAAGGATAAAATCACATGGCAACTCCTATTTCTGGTCCTGCAGTTATTACATCTGTGACTCCTGGTACAGCGGTCATAGCAATCGCTACGAATCAGGCTGGTGGGTATATTGTTAACCCAACCATAGCTGCTGATCAAGGTCTTGCTACGGCAGAAGTGCTGTATGTAAATCAAGTCACCAATGCCACGCTTCAGGCTAATGGAACGACCATAGCATTACAACCCGGTCAATCATATACAGTTATACCGTATACGACTACTCCAGTAACAGTGAGTGCGCCGAGTGCTTCGCATAAATTCACCGCTGTTCAATGGGCAACATCATGACTGTCGTGGCTAAATTATCGTCGCCAACTCAGCAAACCACCGGTCCTCTTGGGTATGGGCCGGGTGGGCCACTCCCATCTCCATCACCATGGACATTTTATGGATCTTGGCTTTCTTTTAACGGTGGTATCGTTGTTGGAGCCCCGGCCGGTGGTAATCAAGGTCCTGGTACAATCAACGCTATTGCATTCTACATTAATGGAGCCCCATTTGATTTAGGAAACTATCTCCCATTAACCGGTGGAACTGTTGGTGGTCCTTTAACTGTTAATGGAACGTTTACGGTAAACGGTACAGTTAACTTGACTCTTGATCCAGGAACATATTAATGACAAGTATCCTTAAAGTTCTTCGATCTGCTATATTCGGTAATCGCCCGGCTGTTGGTGCTCAGCAAGAAGGTGTGCCATATGTCAATTTTGCTGATAAGCAGTTTGGTGTTGTAGATTCTTCGCAGACTCCTCGAGATTTGGTTGGTGTTCCATTTTTTTCAACAACAGCGAATTATAACGCTGGTCAACCGATTAATTATTTAGGGAATCTATATGTTGCTCTTGTAAATGTGACAGCAGGTGCATGGAATGCGACACAGTGGTCATTGGTTACGTCGAAGCAAATTTTAGATTCTAAAACAGTATATCCTATTCTATCGATTAATGGCTCAATGTCGATAAGTCAGGAACTTGGTACGACTGGAATAACTGGTTTCCGTACTTACGCTTACATATTAGATGGATTTGGTGCTGGAACAGGAGGAACTCCAGCAATTACTGCTGCTCAGCAAACGCCATGTGGCGTTCCTGGTTTTGTTTATCAAATGAATGTTCTAATATCTACTGCGGCTGCATCGCTGTCTGCTGGTGATGCTGTATATGCTTGTCAGACTATTGAGGGGACACGCGTTGCACGGCTTGGATGGGGCACTGCGAATGCGCAGCCTATGTCGATAGGATTTTGGGCATATTGCACCATCACCGGAAATATTGCTGTCGCCGTTAGAAATGCTGCCGCTAATCGAAGCTATGTAGTCGATGTGGCGATTACTGCCGCGAATACTTGGCAGTGGTGCACGGTAACTATTCCAGGGGATACTACGGGAACATGGCCAATTGGAACTGTATTAGGATTAGTTGTAAATTGGTGCGTGGCTGCTGGAACAACTTATCGCACCACAGCGAATACATGGCAGGCTGGTAATTTGCTAGGTACGGCAGCAACTATGAATCTTGCTGCATCAACATCAAACTCTTTCAATATTACAGGTGTGATTATTGTTCCTGGCACGGTGCTACCGCCCGCAAGCATGGTTCCATTTGTTTTGCCGACCTATGCTGATGAACTAGTGGCGTGTCAGCGATATCTTAGATATATTGGATATGGTATTCAAGGCCAAGCGGAATCAGCGACGCAACTGATGTTTTCGTACATTATTTACATGCCTATGCGAGTAATACCAACGGTAACGGTGCCTCTACCTTCTGTAAATGTTCGTCGATTTTATACCGGGGGGGATACTAATCTTACTATTTCACCTACTATTGACGTAACTGTCGGTTTGTTCGGTGGTCGTTGGGCATGGGTGATGGGTGGAGGTGCAGCGGTCAATGCTGGTGAGAGATTTCAGCTACAAACAGATAATGTCCTCAAGCTAGATGCAAGGCTCTAACATGTCAGATTATCAACTTACTGCAACTGACACTGTGATTCGCATCGCAGATAGCGCATGGATTCCAAATGACCCAGCTAATCGTGATCGTATTGAATATGAACAGTGGCTTGTGGATGGTGGGGTACCAGATCCTTATATACCACCCGACCCTATACAACCAACGGCGGATCCACAATCAACAGTGCTTTTTGATCATGAAAATCGTTTGCTTGCGCTAGAAGGTCAACCACCATTGACGTTAGTGGATTTTTTAAAAAAGATGTAGCCAATGACGCTAACTCTTACAAATTGCGCCATTGGTGATGCACGTCCAGTAACTGTTCCTATAGATATCTATGGGAATACTTCTCAAGTAGTTGCGATAGCTCCATCAACAGATACTGTCGATACAAACCGTGTTCTATTTACCGGTAGCTCTTCATATAATGTTACTGTTACATCTTTAGGTGTTGGGCCGAGTTGGGATATTACAAAAGAAGTAATTTGGAATCCTGTAAGTGCTCATACTATCGTATTACAGAATAATGCTGGTTTGATTTTGCTTGGTCATGCAACCAGAACTATTTCAAATAAATCTATTGGCACGTATCATTGGGATTATATTTCTCAAATTTGGACAGAAGAAAACTTTGTAGACACCACGGTTGTTGGAGGTGGCGGCGGACCAGCAGGGCCTCCAGGTCCAGCAGGTCCCACCGGTCCAACTGGAGCAACTGGTCCCCCAGGTCCTACTGGCCCAGCTTCTACAGTCCCAGGTCCAACTGGCCCTACAGGTCCAACTGGCCCTACAGGTCCAACTGGTACTACAGGATCTACTGGTGCAACTGGTCCTGCCGGTGTAGACGGAAACACAGTTCTCTATGGCACTGTTAATCCAACTTCTGGATTAGGGGTCAATGGCAATTTTTATATCAATACAACTACGAATTTTATCTTTGGACCAAAGGCTGGAGGAGCATGGCCTGCTGGTACATCACTCGTAGGTCCTACTGGTGCAACAGGTCCAACGGGTCCTACTGGTGCAACAGGTCCTACAGGACCAGCAGGTGCAGGTTCACCATCCACCGTATTACCATTGATGAATGGTACTGCTGCGATTGGTACTTCGACTAATTTTTCTCGCGAAGACCATGTGCATCCCAGTGACACTAACCTAACAATAGATTGCGGTACGTTCTGATGAACTTTACAGAGCAGAGTGCTGAGGTAGCAAATACCGCGCTCAATGCTATGAAGAGTACGCCGTTGGCCATCGCCTTGTTGATGGTGAATGTAGGCTTTCTTGCCTTTGCTACTTATGTTCTTGGTGAAGTATCAACTAACGCGAGTGAACGCAATAAGGCACAATTTGAATTGATAACAAAGCTAGTAACTGATATACGTGACTGCCGACAAGGAACACCAACGCTATGAAAGTCCGCGGCACATGCTCATGGTTTGGTGGCCCTGACGATACCGGTGTATCGCCTAGTGAAGGATTGGCATTCATCTATAATGTGGATATGGCACCACATCTATTTCTACCTACACAGCCACCCGGCACAACCGGGTTAGCGAGGCGATTAGACCCCGAGGTAAACTATATCGCATGTCGTTGGGATTACGAAGCTCCTGGTACGTCTCGAGACGATCTACTCACCGCCAAGGTAATGGTCCGAGCTATTAAGACAGGAAAAATAATTCGAACCGTTTCTCCTGCCGACTGGGGACCACACGTAGACACCGGCCGGGTGGCTGATTTGAGTCCTGGCTTAATGAAAGAGCTTGGTATCGATACAGATGACGAAGTAGAAGTTACTTTGCTTGATGATGCGGAGGCTACAATGCCATACGGTAGCGTTGTGATATCATCTGGCCATGGCAAATACATCAGGGGAGCAAGCGGTATACTAGATGAGGTAGATGAAGCTCGTGAAGTAGTGGATGCTGTTGCAGATTACTTGCACGCTGCCGGTATTGAAGTTACAACTTTTCATGACAACGTATCAACCAGCCAAAATGAAAATCTGAACCGTATTGTCGATTTTCATAATGAGCAAACCCGCGATCTTGACATCAGTGTTCATTTTAATGCTTATGAAGATACATCTAAGCCCATGGGTACTGAAGTACTGTACGTCACTCAATCCACCTTGGCCGCAAACATGTCGGCGGCGATTAGTTCCGCAGGCGATTTTATTGATCGTGGTCCTAAGAAGCGAACGGATTTATTTTTCCTTAATAATACTGAACAACCAGCTATCCTAATTGAAACTTGCTTTGTGGATTCATCTGCAGACGCAGACCTATACAATAAGAACTTTGAAGAAATTTGTCGTGCTATTGTTGATGTTCTAGCTGGCCGCTCAACAGCTACACCAGACCCACCTCATCTTCCAGACGAACGTCCGCCACCAGAACCACCGGCTGAGCAGCATGTGGATATAGTCATTACTGCGCCGCGTGGTGTCATAGTAAATGTCACACAAATGACCACCGGGGAGCCTGGTGTAAAGATATTGCGTAAAACGCCGTAGGTGCAAGGGTTTGACCAGTTTTAACGATGCGTAAAACCTGGTTGTAATGCCATTAACGCAGGTGGGGGTAGGGGCCGTGCACCCCCTAAAAACACCCTATTTTGCGGTTTTGAGCAGTAAAGGCCGAGGACTGTTACACTTGGTGAATATATGTCCTCGGCCTTCTGTGTACTGCGGTGTGCGCAAGGACGGAGAGTGGCGGCCGATCCAAATCCATCCGGACGTGACTACCCGTTTACACATTAAGATTCTAGCACCAAATTATGGCAGCACTATGGTAGACCCAATAGGAGAAATCAATGGCCTTCCAATATGGGACCACGCTGCGAAATAACCAAGTTTCGCAAATCCAAACCACGGTCGGTGCCAGTGGCACGTTGAAGATATTCTCTGGTGCTGAACCAGCAAACTGCGCGGCGGCTGATCCTACCGGGTTGCTCGCTACTATCGTGCTTCCGGCATCATTTCTCACCAGTTCTGGTGGTGTGACTACTATCGCAGGATCATGGTCTGTTGCAGCAAGTGGTGGTGGGGCTGGTACGAACGCACTATGTTTCCGTATGTATGATGGATCGTCGGTTTGTCATGTGCAGGGGAATTGCTCGACCGATCTAGTGCTAAACAATCCAAACATCGCCACTGGTCAAACTGTAACTGTCACAAGCTTTACGGTCACTGCTGGGAATGCTTAATGTCATGGATTAGATCTGGCTTCTGCAACCGTTGTGGTGAATGTTGTGTCGGCTCGCCTGGATGGGCGGGCCGATCTGATTTAGAGACTGACGACTCCATGCGGCGTGAACCACCGGTCAAAGGCATGTGCCCTTTGTATGAACTACATGTCGGTGCACCCGAAGGCGATGGCTTTTGCATTGGGCACGAGCCTCCTAATCAGCATCCATACTATTTGACCGGGTGTAATGTCTGGCCACAACACCCGGATAATATTGCCAATTGCCCTTCATGTTCATATACGTTTACATGGATAGCTGATGGCGACTAAGGTTTTCTACGTTCTTAATACCGCTGCAACCACACCAGATTGGTTTGGGGTTCTGCAGGATGGTGGATCTGCGCCTACAGATGCAGCGTGCACATTCGGTTATGCTCCCGGCAAATTGGCGATTAGCAGTTATTGTCGTTCGAGGCTTGGTGCTTCTGGTACATCTGGCACTACGGCAACCACATCATATATTAGTGGAGCAACAGGTCCAACAGCAGGTACTGGAGCAACAGGCACCACTGCCGGTGATTGTTTCAGTACTTCGTCTACTTATTATGGAACTTTTGCTTCTGGTACTTGGACATTCGTTTGGAACTTGCGTGGTAGCACGGCCGGTATGGTCGGCCGCTTGGGAATGCGGGTCTGGGCGAGTACCAATGTCAGTGGTACTGGCGCACGTGAACTAACATCTGGTGAAATTTTTGGTACTTCACAAACAATATCAACAACTGTTAATACTAATTCTGGTATCAGTTGGGCGGCTCCTGCTATAACTCTTGCTAATGAATATTTATTCTTCCAGCTGGAGTGGCAAGAACAGACTACTGCAGGATCAAGCAACTCAGATAATGCTTTCTTCCGAGTTGGAAGTAGTATTACTACGACGAACTGGTCACCGATAGTTGATGGTGATCTTATTCTACCTCAAGCTGCGCAAACACTTTCAGCAGCCGGTAACTCTATTGTTGATGGCGATCTGATTCTCCCGCAAGCCGTGCAGACCCTTTCAGCGGCGGGTGGACCAGTTGTTCGCGGCACGCTCGCCAGGACCGAGATTGACGACACCCTGGCCGCGACGGGAACGAACGGCGCTGCTGCTGGTACAATTCTTTTCTATTGCCCAGCTAGTGTTGCACTCTCAAATAGTAACTTAACCGCAACAAAAATTAGTGGCTCAGGATATGCAACTACTTATTCTCAATCAACTAGAGGAGCAACTAAAGTTTATGCAGAGGTTCATATTGATTATTTTAGTACCGTAATTCATCTTATAGGAATAGGCACGACTGGTGAATCTTTAACTGCATATGTAGGGTCTTCTGCAACTTCATACGGTTGGAATGGTGGTGGTAATATCTATCACAGTGGGACGTCCGGTGCCACGGTTTCAAGTTTTACTCAAGGAGATTGGCTTGCATTTGCACTTGATCGAACTGGGCCAATTTTTCAAATTCGAAATATTACTCAAGGAGGTGCGTGGTCCAGCTCATTATCAGCTAGTGGGTTTGATACCACCGATGCCTGCTTAGGAGTATCTCTGTATGATAATTCTAATGCTGCCACTTTTAATTTTGATGGGACATTTTTAGGAACTCCCCCTGGCTCTGGCTATACGCGATGGGATGGCTCATCCATCAGCGGCGCTCCGGGCACCATCACCGGCACGCTCAACCTTATTGAGGCCGACGACACGATTGCGGCGGCTGGCGGCTCTATTGTTGAGGGTCATCTCGGCACGGTTGGCGCAAGTGGCACTCCGACGACGGTCTACAACAATACGTTCGATGCGACCGATACCAATTGGGGTAATGAAACTCACGTTGTCCAAGTTGGAGCGGGTAACCTAGCCGCTGGGTCTGGCACACAGGTTCGGCTCACACTGGAATTTGCGGTCTTTGGCGCAGGCGAGACATGCAAGATTTATTTCGGGCAGCAGGCGATAAGTGGTGATCCGCAAGATTTTGCCAATACGCCCGCACACGTCACGTTTGGCGGCGGCAATATCACAAGTGACGGATCGACGCTGGTTTATGTTTCGGACTGGGTCGATTTGCCAGAGGCTTACGACGAGACCAAGAACTATATTCATTGTCAGTATTACGCCCCCGGTTCCGTTAATCTACGAAACACGTTTCGAGTAGGGAATGATCAATGGTACTTGGCCGCAGGCGGTGATGACGCGGCGACGGTCGACAAGACCGCTTCGAATTATCTGCATTGGGCTTCGAACAATGCAATTTTAGTAAGGACGATTGAGGTCCGTGGTGTCGCTGCGCCAGCGGGTATCGTCCAAGCCGATCAGACGCTCGCCGCCGCTGGCAGTGTCGGGGAGACAACCGGCATCTCTGGCGGGCTCACCGTCATACAGGCTAACCAGACCTTAGTCGCCGCTGGCGTCGTTACGATTAACGGCACGCTCAGTGTCCAGCAGGCATCGCAAACCCTGGTGGCAATTGGTACTGTTCTAGTTCGTGGCACGCTTTCTGCCCCACAGACTAACCAGACATTGGTTTCTGTTGGTGGGCCTGTTGTCAGTGGCGCTCTTAGTACTCTACAAGCAAATCAAACGATAGTTTCCGCTGGTACAGTTCAAGTCCGTGGCACGCTTTCTGCCCCACAGGCAAACCAGACACTAGTATCAATCGGTGGCCCTGTTGTTCGAGGCACTCTTAGTGCCCCGCAAGCCGCGCAAACTCTATCTGCCGGTGGTTCTGTTATTTCTGGTATCAGTGGTACACTCAATCTTCTTCAAGCATCACAAACATTATCAGCTACCGGTACAGTTCCAGTCGTATGTTTCGGTAGTCTAAATCTTCCGCAAGCAGCACAGACACTTGCTGCTGCTGGATCACCAATTGTCAGTAGTACTCTTAGTACCCCACAAGCAAATCAGACACTTGTATCTGTTGGCAAGGTAACTGTTTCTGGTGTATTGAATAGCATCCAAGTAACCCAGACAATTGTATCCACCGGCAAAGTGGTTGTTTCTGGTATTCTTAGTTCTGTGCAAGAGAGCCAATCATTACAAGCAACCGGCACAGTTTCAATTCGCGGTACTCTAAATGTTAATCAGTACTCTCAAACATTATCAGCTGCTGGCGCTGTCTATGGTACCGCTATCGGCACATTGCGTGTTACTCAACAAGATCAATGGATAACAGCTACCGGTGTAGCCGGTGTTATAAAGGACTATTGGATATCAGACTCCATTCCATCACCAGATATAGTTATCCCACCACCCTATGTTCCTCCACCTAATATTCCGTGGATGTCTAGTGAGGCTCCTTCATACCAACCCCCACTTCCTCCAGTAACTCCACCCCGGCAGGGCTGGTGGTCTGGGTCTATTCCTTAAGGAGACAACATGCGATCACCTTGGGCTCCTAATAAATACGGATATACCCCGGTTTATCCAACCATGACGGTGCGAGCTGATGGCACCTATCGATTAAAGCCAGTCAAACCGCCCCATGCTGTCTCATCCTTAGGCCATGGTTCCAAGCAAATTTCATACACAGTATCTTCATACGGCAAAGTTCGTGGGTTTACCAGTCACTCACTTATTGTACGCTTTTAGGATCTGGTGGGAAGAAGCCCGAAAACCGGCCCATGTTTTGATCAGCTTGAGATATAGTGAATTTACTTAATCTTGGTGTACCATTCCTAATGATGTTTGCACTGCATGAATACTTTTCACCAGTTTTAAATTCTACAAGGACCATTACAGTTTCAACTCTATCTGGGTAATTAGATGGTCTAACGTTGCTAGCAATGTTATACTCTCTAACCGTCGTAGCCCAAGCTTCTGATATGAAAATAACAGCATCTGGTTCTAAGTGTTTAGTGACTGCTCTAATAGCAGTACTCATAATATCTTTTTCTTCATCATCCTCCATTGACAATGGCATCATAGCATGGTCATCGCCCTTAACAAAAACAGCCATTGCTTCAATACATTTTTGCTCATTAAATATGCTTGTGATTATTTTTAATTCTATTTCAACCAGTTCCTTTTTGTTCATCACAGTACTCCTCTGCCCAGATTTTCCATCTTTGATATAGTAAAAAAGGGCCTTGTCGTGACATTTGTAGTATCTGGCTAATTTCTCGCCAAGTACAGTGTTTCTTATCTCTCAGATCTATGATCGTAAATACTTTTGTAGGGTCTCTTGGTGCTCCATGCGGATATCTGCGTTTTGATCTCTGTGTCTGGCTACTATCCGTTGCTAAGTTTGTCATTTGTAATACTCACTCTTTACTAGGTTTATACCTATGGTACCACATAAATTGCTCGTTGTTAAATAAGCCATTGCCGGAATTCGTCGCCTTGTAGAGTAGACGACATACTGATTTTCTTGCGCAATACCTGTATCAGTTTTTCATCTATTGTACCGGGTGCCCGTAGATCGATGTAAGTCACATACTTGGTTTGTCCTATACGATGTGCTCTGTCCTCGCTTTGCTGGCGGTCTTCGTTATCGAAACTATTGGCGTAGTAGATAACGAGATTACACGCTGTCCAGGTATTGCCGAACTTGCCAACTGATTGATTGCTGACAATAAACCGGCAAGCATCGTCGGCTTGTATTTTCTCACGAGCTTCCACGCGCTCATCAAGCGTGGTCTCCCCCCAGAATGTCACTGTGCTATCATCACCAAACTCCTTACGAAGCTTAGCAGTTATCTTGCGCAAAGCAGCCGGGTAAGGAGCCCAGATAATAGCCTTGCCGCTGTGCTGTTGAAGTATTTCGACAACAGCCTCGGTACGGTTTTCTGGTATGTGACCTATTCCATCATTTTCGGTATGCACATGCCCACACAAGATATGTTGCATCTTGCTTAGCTGGTCAAGCTTCATACTGGCGGTAGCATATTCACCATTCGCCAATTTAGTCGTAGCTATATCACGTATCTGCCGGTATGCCAGATCTTGCTCTGGTGTCAGATCAACATCCCAAAATTGATAGATCTTAGGCGGAAGGTCAAGGACTTCCGTCTTAGTCACTCTGTAACTACGAGCCATGATCTTTTTATTGAGTTCTTCCAAGTTTCTATAACCTATGATAACCGTCGCTTCCCTGGTGCGTTTGCCTTCCACACGCAGATGAGCCGGTGTGAAGTTGACCTTCTGTGTAATGGCATAGCGATGCTTGAAGTCCCAGAAGTTCTTCAGGCCAATGATACTACGACTTAAGAACGCATATTGCGTGAATAAATCCATCGGACTCTCTGGCGCTACCAACCCGGTCAAAATCCTACGGGCCTTGAACCTGTACGCCAAGCTGTTCAATATGAACTGTGTTCGCTGTGCTTCTTGGTGTGCGATAGTGGTGCTCTCATCGATAACACCAATGACATTCCGATGGCCGATAAATTTTTCAATGTAGTCTCGTGCTGGGCCTTTGCGGTTCAATGCTTCAATATTCATGATCAAGCATCGTGGCTTAGTCGCATAGATTAAGTCAGCAAGCTCTTTCTGCTGGGCCTTGTTGGCTCCGCTGCGCCACGCAGCTCGGCAATAGCTGAAATCAGTCGGTAGCCATGTATCTAGTTCTGTGAACCAATTAAGATACGTGCCTTTGGGAGCAATCACAACCAAGTCCATACGACCTTGGGTATTGCGCATTGTCCAATCATCAATCACTACACGAGATTTACCGGTGCCCATTTCCATAAGCAACGCATAGACATCGTTCTTTTGGAGTAAATCCAGTGCGGTTACTTGGTGTTGATATCGGTTCATATTTATTCCTTTGTTATTGTAATCTTAACTCTATCTCCAGCCGTTATATTAGGTTCTTCATAACCCACAAATAATGCTTCCCATGAATCTTCAAGGCGGATATACCAGCCCATTGACTCCTTACGGAAGATAGCTTCTTTCCCAAGCCCACAGACCCATTTAGTATCAAATCGTTCAGTAACAGATTGGACTAATACGCTGCGGATAACGATAGATACTGCCATATTACTTGCCCCGTATCTTCTTAAGATCTAACTGCGTTTCACCACACGCGATCAATACAGCGGCCACAGTCGCAAATTGCGGGCGCTTAGTCTTACCGTTGAACCAATTGTAAAGAGTTGTTTTTGTGACACCACTGGATTCTGAGACTTCGTTAATGGTACCACTATCAGCAAAGACCTTGGTGCGGATATAGTCGATAACAGGGTCCTTGTCTATGAAGTTATATGACTTGTAGACATGCAACGTCCGCTTATGGTTTCTTGCCAACATAGGTCCCATCCTCCTGGTGAAGTGCTGCCCCACGCCTTACTAAAGACCCAAGTGCCGAAGATACAGCTTGCTTATTATGTTTCTTCAATACAGCCATGACCTCAAATGCCCGCATTGGTTTTTCTGATATCTCCTTCAACACAGATTCAATTGTAGTTCCCGGTTGCGGGACATATGCACCATTCACACGCCGCGGTCTCCCCACTCTCTGTGCTTTCTTTGCTGGTGGCACCATATCAGCCAGCTTATCGATCCCTGCCACCTGTGCCCAGTTTGGCAACGAATTGATAAACTGTCCCACCTTCGTTGTGGGTACCCGTACCCGTACATCCATATAGAATATCATAGTGTGCACCTCTTTGTTAACCTGTAAAGCATTTTAGCACACACCTATTTGGATTGCAACATTGAGCTTATTTCATCCCAATTCCACCCACCCGGTCCTCCTCCCCATCGCATACCAGCAATGTTTATCAATCCACCTTCGGCTAATGCCTTGGCTTGATCACCACGCATCAACCATAGTTCATCAGTCCCATCATGAATCAGGGCTGTAGGCGTTCGCCGCACTGCAATCCAGACGTTACCGCCGTAGCGGTATCGTTTGGATATCCAGGCGACTTGCAGTGGTTTGATTTGGACGTGAAAGATTTTAGTGAATTTGAATTCTAGCCAACCCTGGACACCAACCGGTGTGCAGAATTCGGAGTCTGGTACTCCACTCGCACTACCGGCAGTCTCAATAGATGTCCATTGCCATGTGCTGAAGCGACTACGGAATAGTGGTCGAAGACCCCCATCCTTCATCGCCGCTGTAGGACAGAGTCTATGGTGTGAGCAAGATCAGGATCAAGATTACCCTGTTTTCGCATCCATTGTAAATAATCCACTGGCACCTGATCAATCGGTGTATCTTTATGCTTGCCAAAGTTAAGAGCTTTGAGCCGTACTGGTGAATTAGACATAACCATCAATTGCTCGATGGTGTGCTTTTCCAACATTTTGAATAGTAAACCTGTGGTTGTAGCTACATCATATAAGGCTTGATGTGGATGCTTATGCTTGACCATTGGCTCGATATCAACAGGGTTGATATTGAGCCAATACCTCAGCACCTGATTAGAATAACCGGGAGCTTCTGGCCAGATATGTTTTGCCAAACGAATGGTACAGAGCCATGGTCGGGTGACTTCGGGTAGAAACTTGGAATCAAATGCTGCATTATGCGCAACGAGTATAGAATCAGGTTGTATGTGTTCTAAAAGAAACTTGATACCAGTTTCTCTATCATAAGCCCCGGATTGTTTAGTCAGCTTACAAACCGGTATGTGATGGACTGCGTGCGCCTGTGGAGAAATAGGCCCAGTGTGTTGAAAGTAATAATCGGTGTGAAATGTTTTCTTCCATACCGGTCCATCTTGCTCTATTTCCATCCAGGCAAGCTCAAGCAACTTCGCTCCCTTAGCAGGGTCTAAATCAGAAGTCTCGGTATCTATCACTATCAACTTCATGATTCTAACCTCAAAAAAATTTAGGAGGGAAGGGGAAAGCCCATGCTAGCTTTCTCAGGGATGCATGTGTTCCCGGCTCGCACCCGCTGTGCGGGCAGCTCCTTCCCAAAGAATGACAGGTGTTTAGGGGGCGACCTGTCGCGCCTATTTCGCGGGCGCTGTTAAAAGGCGACCACGCCTAATCTATCATGCTGCGGCCGGTGGAGTTGTGGTCGGAGCAGGTGTCGGCTTGGGAGCCGGGGGCGGAGGCGGCGGTACATCAATCACGGTGGGACCAATGTGGATAAAATCATGATCCACCGCGTCCCAGCGTAGATCTGCTTGGGTTTGCCCCGCAGTTCGCTTGTACTTCTCTTCAATCTTCTTGACGTATTCCCCAACAGTCATGCCGGTAACGTATTCATCAAACCGAAGTTTGGCAGCACGAGCCTTGGAGCCGGGTTTGAGTACGGTAATAATTAGTTCATCAGCATATTTGTGCAGTCGAGGTCGCGGGGCACCAGCTTCGCCTTCGGGCTTGGGCTCTTTAGCCTTCCTCACCCTCTTGGGCTTTGTGTCAGCCACAGGAGTATCAGTAGGGGCCGGGGTTGCAGCAGAGGCAGAAACCGGAGCCACAGGCGGCTTCGCAGCGACCGGAGTAGGTGCCCCAGGCGGACGAGGTTGGACGGGTTGACCTGGATTCATAGGTTGACCGGGTAGGGGTGCGTTCATGTATCCTCCTATTGGTTCTGTAACATAATCTATGTAACACGTCTTATAGAATGATGCAAGCCTTAAGATAGAATTATTTTGCTGTGTCCTCGGGTACTTCCGAGGACTACGCCTTCTTTAATGTTCCCCAATCAGATCCACACTTTATATCTGTCAGCATCGGAATTGTTATGGTCGGTATTGCTTCCTCCATTATCTTGGCGCACGTAATCATATCCTTCTTGTTTGCAAAACTAAAGCCGAGCTCATCATGAATTTGTAATATTGGTCGATACCCAGCTTGCTCGATGTTTACCATAGCTCTCTTAATCTGCCGTGCAGCACTTCCCTGTATGATACGATTAAATGCTTTATGTGTGAATGCCCGTTTCATACGTTCACGATACCATGGATGTAAAGGATCATTACGTCTGGCTTGCGCTTCTTTTTCATCACAGGGGTATACCTTGGCATTAGAATTTTTCTCCTTGTAAAAGTCTCTATACGCAGGTTCCCATAAACTGAAATGATTACGCGCTCCATCAAGCATCTGTATATATCCATTCTCGGCTGCAAACCGGCTGTACCAATTGGATACTTCACGAACGAATGGTAGTTCTCTATAATACAATTCCATCACCTCTCGTGCTTCTTCTATACCCATACCGGTCATGAGTGCAAACTTAGATACTCCTGCACCATAGCTCGTTGCGAAGTTAACATCCTTAGCTCTGGGCCGTGGAAGGCGAGTGATAGTTGCAACATAATTATGAAAATCAGTATCAGGATTGCTGCGATATTGATCAGCAGCACGTTTGGCTCCTGTACAATTTTGTAATTCAGCATGGTATACAATGAGTCGATATTCTTGTTGCCGGTAATCGATACTGCCCCATTGTTCACCATCTTCAGGTATAAAACAAGATCGAACCAATGGTGCGTACTCATCATCCCGGCTGGGCATCTGCTGCAAGGGTGGATCACTGTAGCTAAAACGATGGGAGCGAGCTCCCCCCGTTTCGCTACGAAACTGGTTGATGGATGGATGTACACGCCCATTGTGGGCATATTTAATGATGAATTTCTCTAGAAATTTATCAGCTATATCGTATGAATGTTTGATCTTATGGGCGGTGCGTGGAAACCAATGTTGATGGTTAGCCATGAAAATCTTATCAAAACTGGCTTGTCCATCCCCATAATGTTCTGTTGGCGCTGTTCTTGGGTACTGCAAGCCCAGGTTGTCAAACTGTGCTTGCATCCACCGGTTAGATCTTATCTCTTTTATTGATGCTCCTCGTTGCTTGAGGGACCTACTAAGTGTTGCACAGTCTTCTTCACATTGCTTTTTGATTTGAGCAGCGAGCCGGTGTGCTTTTGCTGTGTCAACCCGGATACCACGCTGCTTCATCTTTAATGTGATTGGCATAAGGTCACGTTCAACTTGGTATGCAATATCTAATCCTTCTTTCGTGATAAGAGGTCGTAATTTCGCTGCCAGTTTCAGCGTGCTGACCGCATCTTGCTCAGCGTATGGCCCGACAAATTCGGCCCCTAGTTCATGTAAATATTGCTTGACCTTATTATCAGGTATACCTCGATCTTTACATGATTCACGCAGCAGTGTTTCATCTTTACCGGTGATGCCTTGCCAGAGGCACAAATTATCCAAACTAAATGAAGACAGGTTTTCATCTATCATGGATGCCATGGCCATGGTGTCATCCACCTTGGCCGGTGGGGCTACTCCAAATACAGCTCCCAACCATCCGCAGTCGTAGGCAAAGTTGTGGAAGATGAATCTGGTTTGACTCTGTAAAAAACAAGCTTTGAGCCATCTTCGTATAACATCGTGATCGAAGTAATTTTTCCTGTCGTGTCTAATGGGGATATAAGTTGCTTGATCTCGCCAAGCAATAGAGATTCCGGATATAAAGCCAGGGTTCGGACTTTCTTTTTTTCCAGCATACTTGTAGAACCCCGGTCCGTTGCCTTCGGAGAGCGAGGCGTCGCACGTCTCTGTGTCAATTGCCACCTCAGTTTCTTGAGATAAGTCAGGTAAAGCAGTTGGAAGAGACCAACTGCTTTGTACCGCGAACAGGTTACCTTGGTCTAGGCTTGCTTTTGCTGTGCGTGTCATTTGAGGCTCTTTTTAAATTCGTCAACTTGCTCCTTGTTACCAACCATCCAATCAGGGGGACGAGGTATATCTATATTTATAGGTCTCCATATATGAAGACAGTTTTTTGCTCTACCACCCAGCAACGTTCCATCTATGTATTCAGCTTTAGGAACATGGAGTTGAAATGCTGTTTCATTTTTATTAAAGAATAAGTTCTTTATTTGTTCCATCTCTTCCCAAGTAGGAGTTCTGTGGTGATGAGATACACTTACATGGTCCCACCCATAACCTGATGTTGCAATGATAACTAAATTTCGAAATAGAAATACTCCGTAATCAGAGTCACCAACGGCACCATATATTCGAAGCTCATTAACAAGGCTTCTTATATGATCAAGCTCTTTCAAGTTCCTCATCATCATCCTCCAACCTGAGCCATCCAGTTTTACTCTCTAATATACCCTCACCAGTTTTGAGCCTCGCATAAATCCGCTCACCACATTCGGAGCAATAGTTCGGTAACCGGGGGTTGACATAGCAGAGTAGAGAGTGGCAGCACGGTGTTTCGATAAGACGGAATGGAACCTTTGTTAGACTGCCCATGGCAGTGTTGCCCCCTGGTTTTTGATGGCCCGCCACGCCTGCCAAATGGCCCGCCTGTACGTTCGGCTGGGGGTGGCGCTACCCCTGTAGCACCCCCGGCTAGCGCCCGCCAGCGCCCACCCTACAGCGTTTGAAGAAACTGTTTGGATCCAACAACGATCGCGATGTTACCGACCAGCACATCCGCATATGCTGCGAATGCTGCCTTGCCGCCACACATTGCCCAAAGAACTTGAGCAGGTTGGTTTACCGGCATATGCTTCAGCTTGCCTTCTTCATTACAGAATGCAATACACGGGCTCATTTCATAGGTGTTAAAATACGGTACTACTTCAATAGACCCACCCACGATTTCTTGCAGAGCTTCGAGTGTTGGTGTTTTCTTTATTGCTTTCTTTTTGATTTCGCCAGTCGGGTGTACGGCAATAAGCCAACGTTCATCAGACACAGTATGCTCCTTTGTTTAGCTGTAAAGCATTTTACCATAAATTAGTTATGATGCAAACTTTGAATGTTCTCCACCATCTTCTGGCGTGCCGGGGACATTAAGCTCTGCGTATAGTTTAGATACTAGCTCTTTATCGCGTGCCTCACCCAATATACGTGTCAGCCATTTGCGGGCATTTAATAAGTCTTCAAGATTTATGAATGTGCACATCTTATAAATGAACATTTGGTCATACTCATTTAACTGGTTAGCATCAGCAAATCGTAAAACCTCTTGTCTTATTGCAGATGGTTCCAGTAACCGTTTCGATATCTTATCAAACTGAATAACCGTTATCAGTTTGTCGAGGTAGTGTCGCGCCTTTTGTAGATCTTGTATTCCATTTTTCTTGCGATATCGTGACACGTACTTGGTTGCGTTCCCTGCAAAATAATCCATGCCAACCCGGGCAACAAGGTCCCAGTGCTGATACTGAGTTTGATAATGTGTCCCACCAAATTGTTCTTTATTCGGATCCATGTTTTTCTTCCCAACCGTTCGTATGCCACCAATCGGATAATGGTGGCATTAGTGTAAAGCGTTGCTGCGCAAAAAACAATCGTATACGTATAATCACATAGCGTACGACCGGTGGGCTCGGCTCTTGATCGTACAGAGCTCTTAGACACCGGTCAGCTACGATGAAGCCATGGCTGTTGCCAAGGTTCATTTCATCCATACCCCATTCAGCCATCTCAATAAGCTCGATTTGTTTAACAAGAATCTTATCCTCTTCTGTCAACACAACCGGTTGATAAGCATTCCAATATTGGAGTTGTCGGTAATATGATTTTTGTTCTATTAGATCCACTTGTTCTTTTAACATTGGGTTATCTTTCTTAACAGGATAAGGAAGATCCCCAGTGCTAATTTCACCAATATCGTGAAAGATCATGTGGTAAACCACATGCTCATCTGGTTGATGAGTAATAGAGAAATATATTCGTAATAGATTCCAACTATGTGATGCAACCGTTTGTGGTTGGATATGAGGCCAGACATGATATCGTTTAAGTTGTCCAGCGAGCCGAGTATCAAGATAGACAGGATCTGCACTAGTCATTTCGATCTCCTCACTATCCATGCAATACCAGCTTCTTGCCAGTCATCCGCCTTTACCATACCAAGAGCATCGTATGCACCCTGGAGATATTTATCTTTAAACCTTTGATGTGCCAAGGCCATAGGGACAACGGTGTCACGCAAAAATGAATTGACTATGGTACCATTATATCCGTCTGAACCAGACTGTATGATTTCGATACAATCTATAGTCTCCTTAATATCGTCATCTATATTAGCTTCATCATCTATTAACGGTTGTGTTTTTCCATATGGTGTATTATCAGATAATTGTTCTGATAAGAGATCTTCATTAGATATTCTAGATCCAAGCATATTGATATGGTGTTCATACAAGTGCAGGTTAGTGGTGACTTGCCAATACTCACCAAGACCTACCCCGATCTTACCGGCAAGGTACTCCTGTAATATTGGAAAATGAACTGCGTTAGCTCCACAGCAGCCCCAGATAACATCGTTGGACCGGTTGAACACTGTCATGTTGAGCCTTCCGTTAAGTATACGGAAGACTGCAACGAGGTTGCAGGGCTTAGCCGAATTGACGACAAGGTCACACCTACCGGCTCCCCACATCTGCAACACGGCTTGTCTCGTAGATGCGTCCTTACGCATCTGCGTAACAATTTCATCTAACTGGTCTATATCTTCTAAACCATATCGCCATCTATATCCGTAGGCATCCATAATAGTGCCATCTTCATTACCATATGTCTTACTGAAATCTTTGATGTATGGATCCAAAAACTTACCATCATCCCTACCGGCTAGCATCCATATAGCTTCCATTAAATGGAAAAATGGGTTGGCATCTCTGACCGGATTTAATAGGACATGTTGTTTAGGATACAGATAGTGGATAGTTACTGGACCAGGAGCTACGAAAGCTTTTCCTAGCCGGGTGTATTCTGTTCGTCCTTGAGCAAGAAGATATTGAACTGCTTTTGGTAAGGCATCTCTGACGTTAGTCGCTGTTATCACAAACATCTTTTCCTCCCACGATGTGCGCACCGCTCAGCCTTACGTCTAGTGGTGTTCCCCAGTCTATCGGTTGATATGTAGTCTCCTTTGCGATTTTTTCACCTGTTAGCTGATTGAATACATGGCTGATATATGGTTCTTTCATTGTTTCAACCAGTGTTTCTGCAATAGTCATAAATTCTCCTATAAATTTACTAGGAATCCAATATGCTCCTCTTACTGCGTATTGTGATATACGTTCCTTTTCTTTAATTAAATTAAAGAAACCTAAAGCATCAACATATGAAAATGCTGGGTTAGAACTTTTACTGACAAGAACTGCTGGACAATGTATCGTTGTAATCGCCAATAAATCATTAGTGAAATTTAATATGTCAGCATCTAATATCAGAGTATCGTCTAAAGAAATTTTGTTCATCACTTGAAGAGCCGTGTGTGCTGGACCTTTCGTATGTACCATCACTATCGCATTATTCATTTCTCCTATCCATTTAGGCGGAACACCGTACAATGTTTGTCCTCCCCAAAACTTAGGTGGAAGTGTCCAGAACACATGCTCCCACATAGGACAAGTATACCCGCGCCATTCAATATTGAGGAACGGCTTTGGTGTGGTGTATCCTTCTTCCTTAAAGCGGCGGCTTTCACCAGCAGCTAAAATGATTGCACGCATGATTCCAACTCCCCGGCTATCCGTATGGCCCACTTCCCCGCGCTAGTATTAGTCGTATCGCGCAGAGCGATACGCTTTAGACCCACCATACACCAGAACACTGCTCGTTTCAAAACTTCGTAGTCTTGTGCAAACTTTGGCCACAAGTATGGCTTATAGTCTACTCCACGCAATATTACTTCCCAACCCAACATAGACTGTAGCATCTTGGCATGGTCTATCGCACGAATGCTAGGTCGCATTAACCGGTGTGGTGGAATTGGGTCCGCAATGCGGATATATCCTTTTCTATTAGTCAGTGTATTATCAAGCGTTGCATCACCATGGATAAGACAGATGTCATCGTGCAATGCCCAGTCTGGCACAGTAACTCCAATTGTTGATAGGAGTTCTTGTCGCCATGATTCATCACCTATTTGTTTTGTGAATGGTGCATCTACTAGCGACCTATTCCATACATGGTCTGTCAACACTTTTTCCATTATACAAAGTGTGCGTTGATTATGCCATTGTGGAGTGAGATATTCCATTACATAGCTTGTATTGTTTAATGCGAATATCCGTGGGCATACATTTTCGCCCAGATGCATCATAAACACAGCTTGCTCATATGCAAAGTCTGCAGTATCAGTTTCTTTATGCACGGCCAGTGTCAATTTAGAATGAGTAAAACCGGCCATATCTACTTCATGACCATAAAGACATTCCGGTACATCAACTGGCGGGTATTCTTTTGAAATATACGATAGTATACGTAATGCTGATAAGAGATCACACTGATACACGGGACTTCACTCCATCTTCGAGTGCCTTTTGCCATTGGCAGATCACTTCAACTCGAGGAACTGAAGCTGTGTACTTCTTTTCAGTCGTAGACACATAGCCGGGATGTAATTCTGCTAGCTTCTTTGCATCAGCGTTAGAACGTTCAATAGTGCGTTCATCACTGGCACCACCAGAAGCATCAAACTCACGTTGGTCATTCACAGTATTGTGCCACACGGCATCAGGATAACCTTTACGAAGTAACTGCAATGTGACATCCATATCTTCTCTCGTCTCAATTCGCCCTAATTCACACTCTTTCAACACTACCGGTAAATAATAGCCGAGCGAATATTGCATTCTACCGGGTGATTTCCATCCTGCTTCTTTCAAAGTGTTGTTACCCTGACGTGGCCCAAAGCCCACGTGAGGGAACTCTGGCCCTAGTTTATCTTCAAGCCTTTGTATTTCATCTGCAAGCTGAACACCAGCAATTTCCTTCAAGTGCCAATCGGCATCACTCTTTCTGGTTGCAAACCTAAGATCATCGTCAAGCATGAGAATCTTATCATAACCCCGCTCAAGCCATTCAAAACAAATCCACTTGCGCTTTTGTGCTATGGTCCAAGTAGGGTCTGGCTGTGCCACCACTTCAATATCATCACGCAATGACGATAAACTGAATAATTCCTTTGGAGGACAAACAAGTGTCGTACGTTTGCGTGTATCCCCCGGTAAAAGCTGAAGCGTAAGCTGTTTAGCTGTACGCCCTCGTGTAGGAATTATGATACGCATTGCCATTGAAGCCTCCCCATATGTTATGCTAACACTAGATAAGACTGACCGCAAGTTGAACTATACTATACCCCCAAGTCTTTTTGCTGCTCTCCAATTATAACGTACATCCTTTTCATCTTTAGCTGTTACGATTGTCGGCCATAGGGCAAGTATCTTCGCTTGTTCTTGCTGATACCTTTCAAAACAACGCCAATCGCTACATCCACCGTTGGCATTATGAGTATCAGTCTTAGACCACTCAGTGCTAACAGCGGTCTTAATTCCACGTGTAAGAAACTGGAGGTGCATGTCATGCTCTTCATGCCCAAAGTCTAATCTGAATTTAGGCCACGGGCACGGCATGGTATCCCGGTTAAAGCCGAGCACTTGATTGAACCGCTGGCATTCAGCATAGCCGCGCGGCTTAGTCTGGCTCATGAACTTATCAACTAACCCGACATATGGATATTGTTCCATTAGTACCCATAGATCAGTAATCATTGTGAGTGTATCTTCTAATGTCGCTTTGGTGAAATTACCTTCATCATTCCGTTTATAAAAAGTTAAATCATCATCCAACATAATCAACTTACCGGTTTTTGGCATACTCTGCAACATAAACTCGCGCTTCAATCCAATACCGGTTCCCCCAAATGGAATAACATCTAGTTCTATAGACAAGGCTGCACGATATGTATCGTATTGATCAAATGGCACAACAATACTGATGTATTGCCATAGGTCATGAGACAAATTACTGATAGTCTTTTGGTTCCAGGGCCTGGATCTAGACGGTATCATTATGTGCAGATCATCATACATGTCTGAACACCTGTCTTGGACGCCCGACCCCGGTAGCTACCTTAGTGAACTTGCTGAACTCACAAAGACAATTTTGGAGATCTTGGTTGTGCAGTCTATTAATTTCTAATTCTTCAAGTCTTGGATTCACAATAGCACTTAACCGGTTGAGTTCCATTAACCATTCGCCCTTGGCCCATGACTGATCCATTGACCTACCAAGTACGATATTCAACCCGCGCATACTTCCAGGCCCAGGCGCAGCCCATGTCCACCAGTCGGGTACAGTGGGCATACATGGTAGATACTTCAAATCGGCCACAATCTGGGCTCTCATAAACGAACCTAACCCCTCCCCGTTTATCCATTCATCTATTTCAGCTAATAGCGGTGGATTTTTGCGCCATACTTCCCATTGTGTGAGCCATGGTTTCTTGCACCATTCATGAAAATATGCGAGCACCCCTTGTCCTTTAGAATAACCAGGCATTCCATTAATAATATACGCTCCAGTTACATGAGGAGTTGGTAATTTATCTAAACAACAGATTAATATGGGCCAATCACGATCTATGAGATATTTTTCAAATACAGTCAGATTACTCAACATATCTGGCTGACTAAAGAATGCATCACAAGTTTCTGGTCGATTAAACCAACGATACAACATAGTGGCTGGAAGTACAGCAGATTCTTCGCCATAATGATCTCGGATAGTCTTTTGGTAATGTTTTGATACCTTATCATTTTCCCTATTTATATTAGTGAACCGGTATTGTTGGAGTATGGTCTCACTTGTCCATGGCCATGGATCTCCACGTTCACGCCGCACACGTATGGCTTCACGCTCATAAATAAAAGCGACAAACCGTTCAATTGGATCTTTTATATCAACCAAGGTCATGAAGACACCTGTTTCTTATACCACGGCACAAATTTTAGCAATGTTTGCGGGTCAAACATAGGGTTATGCCAGTCTCCATCAAACCTCATGCACCGGTCATCGATAGTTAAGAATGCATGAGGCTTTTCGTTAGCATAGTACAGTCGTGCTGCGATTGTACTATGGGGGCCTGCATGTTTTCTAATATAGGTTTGCATCGCAACCCTACCTTGATATGTTTTTGATCGACTGGAATACACATGTATTTCAAAATATATGAGTGCAGCTTCTAACCAATCAAATATCCCCGGTACCGGTGGGTCTGATATTACTTCATCCCCTTTCCAACCAGAAGAGTATGAATGTATGCACCCATCGAAATCGAGGCAGAGTATGGGCTTTTTAGTCATTCAAACAATCCTCCAAAGTGGTATTTCTTTTCTGGAGCTATAACGATAAGATCTTGGTACGTTCGTGTAATCCCCGTGTAGAACACCCTCGTTTCTTCTTCTATATTACTCGCAAACTGCTCCGATGGCTTTGCCGTATCAGACAGCAGTACGACCGTGTTGGCCTGCCCTCCCTTAACGCGGTGTATAGTAGAGATATGAATCTTTGGCTTGTCACCAAGATGAAATCCATTGGCCAATACCTTTTTGAAATAGGTTATCTCTTCTGGTGTAATTTGTACAAACAACTCTTCCCACGGTCCCTCTGCCAATAGCCCATAGTTATCCTTTAATTGTTGCAGATTAAAATGTGGAGGATCTTTTTGATCGGAAATACTATTGAGCCGGGTTTTGTAGCCATATGCAACTCCAGGCTTTTTACCATGTCCTTCCGACGGAAGTAGATTGTAAATTGAGACGATCTGGGGCGATGGTATTGACCTACCGTCTTGCAATTCACGCCAAGCTGTGATTGCTTTGGCAATCGATGGTTTGATGCTGTTAGCATCGAAGTAACGATATAATAAGCCAAAATGTCGGCAATACGGTACGAACTTCTTCCTTAACATTTTCACTGTACGCCCTAAAAGCATAACGCTCTCTTGGGCGTTCAGATCTCTAGGGCTTAGCTCTGCTATTCCATTAACGATACTATAACTGCCTTCAGCATCCCTTGGCAACCAGACCTTTTCACGTCTGTTGATGACCTTGCGAATAATCTTATTCGCAAGATCATGCACTTTGCCTGGGACACGGTAGCTCTGCTTCAAAACTTGTGCTGCTCCTGGCATACTGATAAATTTCTCTGATGCTCCTGCCCAAGTGAAAATAGTCTGGTCATCGTCACCAGCAATGTAGATACGCTTAGCAGATCTGCATAAATGTTCCACCATACACCATTGTAATTCACTAAGATCTTGAGCCTCATCCACCATTACAACTTCTAACCGGGGAGGGTCTTCTTGTTTAATAAAATGTTCCAACATATCTGTGAAATCAAGAAGCTTATTTTTCTCTTTATATTCCCGGTAATCTTTTATCACCTGCCACGCATGTTGAACATTTGGAAACATGTAATCATATTGATGAAAGACAATCTCAACCGGTGTTAGTGTTATCCTAGATAGATTTTCTAGGAATAGCACTAAATCATCTCCATAGAAACTGGTATATATCCCATCATCAAATGATTGACCTCCGTGGATATCGTGCCCATACGTGGAGCCAAATTCACGTATTTTATTCCCAACCATTACTTGATCAGTAGTCAGGCCCAAGTGTCTGAATGCCGCACTGTGAAGTGTGTTGAAATATCTGAATGCAGAGCGAGGCAGATTAAATCGCATACTAGCACGCGAAATAGCCTCCTCCACTCCACGTCGGGTAAATGTGAAAAACCCAATACGGTCAGGTGGAATACCGCGCTCCATTTCTAGGAGCACGGTGTCTAGTAACGTGGTGGTCTTCCCCGTTCCCGGGGGACCGAGGAAGATGGTGGGGTCAAGCATGCTTTTCTTCTAGCTCGAGGAACCCTTTATTCGTACCATACTTAACATCTTTAATGGTTTTATTCCCACAGAAAGCATTCCAGGCAAAGATGCATCCTTGGTAAATCTGGGCAGGTGGAAGGGTTGTCTTAAATTTCTTTTCCAGCACCAGCACCAAGAACTCATCCAACGCTGTGGCTGGGTCACCGTCGATTTCTACACCACCTTTGCACACATCTTTCCAAAAATCTTGTGCGTTCATTTGGTCTTTTTGGAAAGTAGCGAACATAGCAGCTACAACCGGTATGTTCTTACATTCTCTCGTTTTACTCGACAGAATGTGGCCATTTCCGATCCAAAGAAAGAACGGATGCAAGTCAGTATCCTGCAACATAGCGTATGCTTGATCACTAGTAGTCAGCTTTTTAATGCCTTCCACTGTTCGCTTATACCAAACAATTCCTTCAACTGCAAGCTTAGCGATAGGCTTGGGAACACTCTTTAGATCAGGTTGCAAGCCTTGATATGCTCCAGAAACATCGAGCGATGTGCGGCTCGATTGCCTACCATCTAGCTGCCTAAACAAGATTGCCAGATCGTCCATGGTTTCACATCGATACCTGTCAATGTGCACCCTCAAATCGGATGGGAATTTACCACCCAGTTTCTTTAGCATCGCGCAACTGTGCTGCCCGTTAACTCGAAACACGTCAGCACCTACTTCTGCACAAGCAAAGTTGAACGGAACAAGAAGCCCCGCATTTGCCCTTTCAAGCAAATACTCTACCCGGCCCTCACTCAGATCTCGCTCAGTTGGAGACGGTGTCATCGTCTCAAACCTTACTGCAATCTCTGGAGTAAGGGTCCCGGATGTTGATTCAAGCAACTTAAACATAGGATTACTCCCTGGTAGGGAACATAGAAACGTGTTCCCAGGCGCTACTCTTTCTGATCATTGTAAAATTTCCTGAGTCTACCGGCTTCTATGGTAATCGACGGTATGGATATCGTCGCCATATTTTTCAGCCCTAGATCCTCAAGTTTACGAATGATAGAAATGAGTTCCTTGCGAGGTATTTTTACATACTCCGCGCAAACCTTTGGTTCTTTGGTCTTGGTTAGTTCCTTTTGAGGTTTTGGTTCTTCTTGAACCTGAACATGGTTTTGTTCATTGTGAAAGGCTTGAACATTCGCCTTATTAAAGGTTATTTGTTCTTCTCTCACAAGAACAGCAAGTTTTTTATGTGCTGGTCTGATTAATCTTACAGCTCTCACCATAGTGCCATGGCTAACATTAGCATATGTTGCAAGTCTGTTACGAAGTTGTATATTCTTTTGACAAAGTTCAGCTATTATCATTGCACGTCGCCCAACATCAAGATTTCGTTGCTTAATATTATTTTTGAAAATTAATTCTATAATATCGAACTCATCCAGTGCAGAATCAAGTTCTATGACATACGGCACCATATTAATTTCCAAACAAGCTCGCATTCGACTACGGCCATCAATAATCATATTATCACGAATCATAATAGGATGGTTTATATTATTCTCCTTGATATTAGCCAACAATTTATAAAATTCCATATCTTTCATCAAAGGAAATATCTCTAGTGCCGGGTGAATTGTGTATTTGCCTATCTGATTAGACATGATACATCATCATTAGTTTGTGCATATGCCGTAAAGCATAACGCACATTTTTATGGATTACAAGTTCGTAAAGGTTACCTGCCCGCTGTGCTCGGGGTTAAAACGGTATCTCGTCATTTCCACTGTCACCAGCATGGGCCGTGGGTGATTCTGCCCTTTTCTCTCCTTTTTGAACAGCTTGATAAAGGGTCTTGGCGGCTTGATATTCTGGCACCGTAACTGGACCAAGGTCTTGAAACTTGAGTCCAAACCATTTTCCCACTGCGTTGCTCGCAGGAACCGTTGTCAAACGGTACTTGCGAGCAAAACTTGGCATGACGTTACCGGTTTTAGGGTGCAGGAACTGATGAAATAACATATTCCAGCTTCGCGCAAAGGTATGTTTCGTACCAGTGCATGGGAGTACATACGGTTGACCATCCACCAGTAGATAGAACTCACGGGTATCTTGAACAATGTTCCCACTACCACCCCGCACGAGACTCTGTCGTTCCCGGCCATCATCACCACGAACAGTGCGCTGAGTCATGTCTTCTGGCGGAGAGTCATGTCGTGCCACAAATCCACCCCGGTTAGGAAGCCACTCAATCCATGTGCGTACCATCTCAACCGGGATGGCTATAATACCTTCTTCCCCATTACGAATGGGGATGATGGCATTGCGCAACCAGAAGTCTCCTGGGTTCGCACCTTCAACATAACTGTCACCTCGTTTTTCAACAGCCGGTGAACCGGTTTGTAGCACATATATGAGTGGGAGTAACTGGTCTTCTGGTTTAAAGCTGACACCTGCCCCAGAGTCTTGTTCAGCCATATCCAACAATTCTTGAGATGTCAGTTCTTGTGACAATGCTGTCTGTAATTCATTAGCCATGGTGACACTCCTATCTGTGTTTAGTACCATATACCGTAAAGCATTTGAGCGCAAGGGGCCGTGCAAACGGCCCGTACAGCGGTGTTACCAGGGGGCGGTACCACCCTAGGCGCCCCCTAGTCAAAACGCACGGGCGGCCCGTTTGCGGGGCTCCACGAGGCCCGCAAATTTACTTATTGCAACGCCAGTATCGCCACCCATGCTTCGTATAATAGGTGCGACCCAACTTTCCACATACTGTGTCAGTAACCAGATTAGGTTGTGTCAACATAACCTGTTTGGATCTTACCACCGGTTGATCAAGTTCAGGTTCAGATTTCGTTATTATTTCAACTTTGACCGGGGTTGGAGGTGGGACCGGAAATACCGGAGCAGGTATTGGCATCACCGGTCCTCCTGGCTTTGCAGAGGCTGTCTTAGGTGCCACAACAGATGCAGCGTGTTGTCTGATTAACAACACTGATGCTAGCGATAGTGGGATTAAAGCACCTATGACAACTGCCTTGATGATGTTGCCTTTAGATTCACGGCGCATAGTAGTGTCTTTCGCTTTATTGTGATGGGTTTCTAGGATGGGATGGCACGCTTCCGTGGTTTGGATTTCTAGCTTTGAATGGCTCGCTTGCTCCTATTGGATTCCTAGTAGTGGATAGCACGCTCTGCATCTATGGATTACTGGATAGACATGGCACGCTTCAACGTTGTGGGTTTCTCGATATCGTTGGCTCGCTTATCACTTGTGGGTTTCTACGTCCGGATGGCTCGCTGATGCCCAATGGGTTTCTGTGCTTTTCTGGCTCGCTTGCTGCATCGTGGGTTTCTAATCTTCTTTGGCGCGCTTGGCCGATTTGGGTTGCTATATGATGAAGGCCCGCTAAGTCTTGTGGATTTCTGTACAACGTGGCTCGCTACGAGTTCTGGGGTTCCTTATGTATTGTGGCTCGCTTTTCTCCTATGGATTTCTACCCAATCTATGGCACGCTCCTGCAACGTGGGTTTCTGGTCATTTGTGGCGCGCTTGCGGTTTATGGGTTTTCTAAGGTCGACTGGCTCGCTTATCAGATCTGGGTTACTAGATCGCAATGGCTCGCTGTCGATGATTGGGTTTCTCGCGACTGATGGCACGCTGATTGGCTCTGGGTTTCTATGGTTGGTTGGCTCGCTGAATGTGCTTGGGTTGCTCTGGCGCAGTGGCTCGCTCGTGACGATTGGGTTTCTTGCTTTCAATGGCTCGCTGACGCATCACGGATTTCTCGATTTACGTGGCTCGCTTTGTCCGACTGGGTACCTACCACTTATGGCTCGCTCACGTTGCTTGGGTTACTGATCCAAGATGGCTCGCTAATCACCTTTAGGTTTCTTGAGTTCCTTGGCACGCTTTCCTCCTACGGGTTTCTATCCATGTCTTGGCTCGCTCTTATGATAGGGGTTTCTGCAGGAGCATGGCTCGCTTCCCTCTCTTGGATTACTACGGTCGAATGGCTCGCTTGCGTGATCTTGGGTTTCTAGCCTCGATGGCTCGCTGGACAACTTGGTATTCTCTCGTATTCTGGCTCGCTGGCCATGGTTGGGTTGCTACGTTTATCTGGCTCGCTGGAGGATGATGGTGTCCTCTCGTTTTCTGGCTCGCTAAATTCCATTGGATTTCTTACTCCTGATGGCTCGCTCACCGTCTTGGGGTTTCTACCAACCTCTGGCTCGCTTGCATGATTGTGGGTTTCTAACCTCTGATGGCTCGCTGTGCCTCACTGGGTTGCTCATCCGGTATGGCTCGCTTCGTTCCTATGGGTTTCTAACCAACTTTGGCTATTCTGCTGCGTTCCTCCCATGCCGGTGGCCTTGAATTGCTTCGTGATAAGTCGGTGTTACCTCTAGACCTTCTAGCCTCCTCCACTTGTCCCATAACTCCGCTAAGAACATCTTTACCATGTAACCACGCGCCGCAGCATCGATACGACCGGGTGGCCAGTATGGATTCATGATGACCTGTTTCTCTGCACTGCTCATCCCT